GCGTAGACCTTCGTCCTCGAGGTCGCCCGACAGCGCCTCCTCCGTGTAGACCCAGTCTGGGTTCGCCTCGTTCTTGTACGAGTCGAGGACGTCGGTGCGCTGGGTGCGCAGGTCCTCGAGGTGAGCGTCAACGATGCCTTGGATGCGCGAGGTGTTGTCTTGCATGCGAGGATGCTACACGCGATGCAAGGCGGGTGTCAACTAACCTCGACGCGCTAGGCGACGCAGGCGAGCGCGCCGAGCCTTCTTCGCCGCCGGCGATTCCTCGACGGTGAGGACGTGAACGCCTTCGCAGACGAAGAGCCCGTGAGGCGTGGTGAACGTGTCACCCGTCACGAGCTCGTCGGTAACCTGGAAGAGGTCGTAGAGGGCGCGGTGCATCAGCTTCGCGGTGCACGGGCAGCACACGTCGCCGCCGTCGCACGAGGAGAGCAGCATCGTGTCGGGCCATTCCTCCATCGCCAGCCCCTGGACGTAGTAGGAGCGGTCGCGCTTGATGACAACCCAGTTCTTCGGTTCGCGAGAGGTATTCGGCATGCAGTCATCATAGCGACCCGCTACAGGAAAGTGAACGACCTGTCAGGTCCTATTTGGACGATTCCTACACGACCCGTTAGGTCCTATCCCATCCTATCCGCCTAGTTACGTCGCTCGGGCGGGCACCACGTCATCTCGCGTTCCGACGCGTCGATGATCTCGAACAGGGGCACCGGCCGGTGGACGCGGAACGTCACCGTGTCGCCGTCGTCGTGGACAACGTCCTCGTCGGGGATCTGGCGACGCCACACGCCGCACCCGCATCGCGAGGCGCGCGTTCCGTCGGTGCGTTGGGTGACGACCTTGCATGCAGTGCAGTACCATCTGGTCATGGCTTCTCCTTGTAGGCCTTCATCGCGGCCACTCGCATGAGGTAGGGCAGAATGGACTTCTGGGCCTGGATGGCGGCGGCAAGCGGCGTGGGCTCGAGTCCTGTCATCGACCCCGGCCCGCGCCATCGATACTGGATAGTCCGTCGTCGACTGACACGATAGATCTCGAGGTACATCCACTGGTGGGTTCGCGTCCAGTACCCGCTCTCCACCTGCTGCCATCCCGCCTCCAGCCTCCCCGGCCGCATCATCGCTTCGAGGATGACAGACATCAGTGCCTCGCTTTCGCTACGCGGAAGTGTTCCCGCACGGTGTACTCGCGCACGTAGTACCAGCCGTAGTCCTTGCGCAGCGCATCCCGCAGCGCCTGGACGCGTCGCTCGCGTTCCTTGGCGTCGCGGATGGCGAGCGCGCGCCTCATGCGTCGCCCGAACGCCTCGACCTGCGCTCGCAGCTTGACCTTGAACGCTTCCTCCAGGCCCCTCGACGGAGAGCGGTTGTCGAATGCGCCCCTCACGGTCGACCTCCGCAGATGTGGGTTTCATCGCCGGGAATCACCTTCCCACAGGCAGCGCAGATGCGGTCGAGCATCGGGACGCCGTGGTTCTTCTGGAGACGTGTGAGGGACAGGACCGACCTCACGTGCCACGGGCGGGTGATGCCGCGCCACGTGAACGTAGGCGGGTGCGGACGCTTGCAGTCGCAGGTCATCGGTGCACTCCCTTGGACAGCTTCTGGCGCCCGCAGTAGAAGCACTCGAGGAGAACACCCTCGAGGCTAGTGCCGACGGGTTCGTAGTCGTGACGCCAGCGGCAAAGCTGTCGCTGGAACCAGAAGTGAAGACGCGCTTTGACCCTCATTTGCCGAATGCCTTTCTCATCATCTCGCGGATGGTGTTGGCCTCCTCGTCCTTCCACGCCCAACCACAGGGAGGCTTGGTTGCCTTTGCCTTGCGGAGGACGCCTCGAGCGTCGCGGGGCGTAATGCCCAGCTCCTCCGCGATTGCCTGGATGGTCACCAGCCCGTTGCGAGACGCACGAGGAACGCCGCGCGCCCGACGTTGCTCCTGGGGCTCGACCTTGTTCCACACCCGACGCATGCGCCACTTCGCTGCCTGCGCATCGTACGGGTGCGGCAGGTCCCAGCCCTCCTCGGCGAGCGTGTACTCATGCTCCATCACCCGTCGCAGCATGCCGGGCTTCGCCGTGAGGTTCGTCTCGACGACGATTCCCGATGAAGACACGAGCCGGTCGCTGCTCTCCGTGCCGTCCTCGTTCAGGTCCCACAGCCACTCGTCGTCGCGGAGCACTGCCTCGACGAACTTCCTCGCCGCGAAGAGGTCGCCCCAGATGAAGATGTGGATGCTGTTCCATTCCCAGTCGCCCCGTCGTCGGACGTTGAGCACATACTGGCCGGGCCGCCGCATCGATGGGAACGCACGCTCGTTGAGGGATAGCTTGCTCATGTGTTGACCTCCTCAGGCAGCACCTCGCAACAAACGCCGTTGTTCCACATCACCCCGATGGCGTCGGGCAGGTGATACGCGACCACACCGACCGTGCGAGCGGGAACTCGGTCCGGAGGACTGTGACGGCCATACTGGACCTCGATGTCGGTGACGGCAGAGACGGTAGCCCAGACGGGCGGCAATGGTGTAGGCATGTCGTCAGTGTAGCAAAGCAGGTCAGTGGGTTCAACAAACCTCGTCAAAATCGTCATCCAAACTTCGTCGAAGACGTCACCACGCTCAAACACTGGCACCCTCGAGCGCCGACCTCCGGGCCTTGGTTTGTCCGCATCGAGTTTGCATCGAGTTCGACTCACACACTGGGCGAGTAAGTCAGTCAGACAATGCGGCTATTACAGGTCCCCCCAAGGTTCGCGTATGACACACATACTATACTATATTATTGTGTATGTATGTGATATGTATTGTCTATGCAATATACCCAGTATGACTCATTGCATGAGGAATGTCCTTGTTGTCTTATCCCCTGAACGTATAGCTGGACATTCCCATCCTATGTTTTCAGTGCCTATCCTAACCGAAAACGATGTGATTTCGTGCGTTGGTGGAGTCATGTTCTTGGAGGTGCGTGTGTCATCGCGAACGCATCAAAACACCCGTATATCTCTAATGCTTGTTTTGCCTCGGAGGTTATCAGTTTGCTGAGACTTATTGAGCCCACCAGTACTCGCATGTTACACAGCACAGAATGCCTGCCTTCACTCCTACCATCGCCCCTGGACGGCAATACCCGCCATATTGGGTACTGACCTCATTGCTCGGATACACGCCCTCACGGCTCGCACAAGCGCTCCAGACCAACACCGCCATCGTCCGTCGCTGGGCCTTCGGACACCAACCCAACCCCCATCACGCTCTCCAGCTGCACACGCTCATCGAGCAACGCATCGCCGACCCAAGCTACAACACTCATGCCCCGCGGGAGGTCGACCACCCCACGCACCGTGAGTGGATGCGGCTCACGTTTCGCCTGGTCAACGAGTACCTCGCCGCCTCTGCGCCCCCAGCCAAGCGGCCACGCATCACCAACCTCCAACGCGCCATCCTCCAACTGCTACCGGCGCGTCGGTCATTCATCCTCGCCCAGCTGCAGCCCCAGTACTCCCTGCGTTCGGTCAAGCGTGCCTCCCTCGAGCTACGCCTCAAGGAAGAGCACATCCCAGGCACCACGGACGCCATGTGGCGAACGACTCCTCTGACGCCCGCCCCCACCATCACTCCGCCCCCGCTACCACAGACACCGTCCACACCCGAGTACGTGCCTCCTCGTAGCCCACAGGCAGAGCGTCTGCATACGCTCCTCACCCTGTACCTCGCAAAGGCACACGACAAAGGCCACACAGGCGTGGACGCAAAAGAGCTCCTCGCCTTCGCCACCGCCCGAGGACACTCGCGCGCCGCTGTGTTCCGTGCGTTCAAGGACCTCTGCCTCCTCCGCGAGTGCAAGGGCTTCGGCAAAGACAAAGTCACCCAGTACGCTCTACCCCACACCAAGGACACCGCACCATGAGAATCCGGTCATACTTTGAGCACGGCGCGCCCCTCGTTTTCTCCGACGGTCGCACGTTCACCCTCGACACCATCCAGACCAGTGAAGACCTACGACTAGCAGTCCTTTGCTACTCCTCCCCCGTCAGGTATCAAAGGAATGTCCACGAGGGGGACCTCGTAGGTGCTCGGTTCGGCACCTCTCCCCTTGAGCAACCGCGGCTGAGCTTCCACCCCTTCATAGTCCTGTGTAACCGGGCGGGCGTCCAGGAGCTCGAGCTGCGATTCATTGGGAAGTACAGCCTAGACCGTGAGTACTGCTTCCGCCTGAGCACTGACTACTTCTCTAGCATGCCCCCGGACCGATTCCTGCGGGACAGCAGGGTGCTGAGGGAGCTGGAAAATCCCGAGATGTACCGAAGGACTCCGCCGACCACGAAGGAGATCGTCGAGGCCTACGCCCGTCGCCAGCGCGAGGACAAGGGAGGTCCCATCATCGTGCGAGGGGAAGCTGTCTCCCTCGACACGGCGCGCGCCGCATGGGCGACGATGCTCCGGGGCAAGGTCAAGGCGTCTGACGAGGCTCGCGCGGAGAAGGAGCGTCGCATCGTCCTCGGTCCTATCGACGACCCGGACCACGCGTGACTCCCTACGAGTACCCCGACCAGTGGTTGAGGCTCATCCTCGACCAATCGCACCTGCTCACTCCCAACGAGTGGTTGATGCGCGCTGCTGTGGAGTACTTCCATCGTACGGGCGTGCGTCACGATGCGATGACACGCCTTGCGCGTCCCACGGTTCACCAGGATGCGCCACAAGGTCCTCAGGCGTTCATCGGTGATGACGACCTGCGCACTCCTCGGCTCATCGCCGTCTGGCGCAAGCTGGGCGCCACCTGGACGCGGCGCACGCCTCCCCACTGGCTGCCGAAGGACAGCATCCTCTGGGCGCCGTGCCCCGGCACGCTCTGGGAGTGCGAGGTCGGTCGCTACTACCTACACCGGGTCACCGAGCGAGAGGTCGTCCTGCGGGACGTCACTCGTCCGACGGCGTGTCTAGTTCCGACGTGGGAGAAGTTTCATCGGGAGTGGCGTCCGGCGGGTCCGACGCATCATCGATGGGAGATGGCAACAGCTCCAGTCTGGCGTTGAGGAAGTGCTGGCGGATGAGCTCACCTTCCCGGCTCTCCTCCCGTCCTATGCGCGACCGTAGGTAGGCCCGGTAGCATCGCGACTCGTGAATGGGTACCATCCGCCACGACGCCTTCCTCCCCGGTTCGCACTCCTCCCGACGACGACCACACCGACACATCTGACGCACTCGCGGCTTGCGAGCGTGCCACGTCCTACTCATCGTCGTCCGCATTCTCGGGCAACGCCCAAATAGTGGCCTTGCCTTCGCCTCGACGCTTGATGCCGAGGTGCGCCGCCGCGCGCATGATGGCCTTCTCGGTGAACGACTTGGGTCCTGCAGCGCGCATCACCGTGGCGAATGACTTGCTCCCGTCCTCGAGCAACGCCGTGAGCCAGTCAGCGACCACCTCGTCCTCGCCGTCGTTCGCGCCTGCCTTCGGGGCAGCGATGATATCGTCCGCGGTCAGATCCACGTACTCGCCCCACACGAACCGTGACCGGTCCTGTTCCTTGAGCGTGTCGGGCAGTCGCTCGATGGTGAAGGTCAGTGCCTTCGGCGGTCGGCAGACGTTGATCTTCGTCACCGCCATCACTCGGGTGTCTGCGTCGTCGGGCGACGTGCCCACGGTCATCACCACGCGTGCGAGGCCGGTGAAGGCAATCGACCCCTGACCGCGATAAAGCGCCTTGTCGCCCTTGCTCGACTTCGTGAGGTGGCGCAGCACGAGCACGGCGCACTTGAACCGTCGGGCAATATCGATGAACCGCTTGAAGGTCTGTTGAACCTCACTGGCCTTGTGGGTGTCCGCCTTGCCCATGTAGGTATTGAGCGTGTCGAAGACTACTAGCGTCGGGCGCAGTCTCTCGACGGCTTCGTAGACGTTCTCCATCGCCTCGTCGTCGTCGATGCTGAACGGCTCCTCCTCCTGGAAGAACCGCTCGAAGTGAGACATCCCGTTCGCGACCAGGCGCTTCTTCGTGACCGTGCCCGAGCTGTTCTCTATGTCGAAGTAAGCAACCTTCCCCGACACCGCGTCGGGCCCCTTGCGCGACGACATGAGGCGCTTGCCATCACACACCGCCATCGCGACCATCTGCGCGAGGTACGACTTGCCGAGGCCCGGGTCACCCTCGAGGATCGACACCTCTCCGCGCGCTAGGTATGGGTACCAGATCCAGTCGATGTTCTCCTCCTCGACTTCCGCCATCGACCGTGAGAGATATCGATACTCCTCCTCGGGATCTTCATCCTCGTCCCCGTCTTCCTCCAACGGTTCGCGCCCGGTCTCATCGTCCTCGACCAGGAGGTGCTGCTCGAGGGACTTGTCCAGCTCGCGCCTGAGCTGCTCATCCCCGTTGCGTCGCGTGGCGAACTTGTTCCACGGAGACACCCGCAGCAACTCGAACGCCTCGTCCCGCGAGCACCCGGCCTCGACCAACTCGTGCGTCAGCTTCCAGAGGACCTGACTCCGCTTGCCTGGCGTCGGCTTCCCCTTGAACAACTGGCGACGCACCCACCCACTGAACGCCTTCTCGTACTTGCGATAGATGCCGAGGGCGATGTTGGTCTCTTTGCCCCCGCGCACTTCCTTCGGGAGGTGACGCTTCAGCTGGTCGACCGAGTGCACCGGCCCATCAGACCACAGGAGGCGTCCTTTCGGCGTGGACGCGTACTTGTAGTTCTTCGTCCCCGGAATGCGCAGCACCTGAGTCAGGTCCCACCCGCTTGGGTCAGCCTTGACGTGCTTGGTCAAGGCGTGATTGAGCTCCTCCGTCATGAACTGGTCGAGGAGCCACACGGCAGCGTAGCGTCCAGGCGACGACTCCCAGGCGACCGTCGGCATGAGGTCACCGAAGTCGCGCGGGTTACTCTCGTCGAGGTCAGCCCACAAGCACTTCGGGATCTCGGCGTATCGCTTCAGACGTCGCGGGCGCCGGAACCCATGGATGCACCAATAGAGGTCTTTGTCGTGGTGTTGCTCGAGGAACTTCGGGAGCTCCTTGAACTGACTACGACGGATGAAGTGATCTTGCCACTTCCCATGTCGGTCTTTCGTCGAGAGGCAGAAGTAGGTTCCGGGCTGGGTCTTCCACACACGGTCGACAATCACTTGCCAGACTCCTGAGCTACCGTGTCCTTGTGGAAGTAGTACGCCCATCCTCGACGTATGCTCGGGATGGTCCCCTTGCGTGCGCGTCGCATGAGCTGGTCATACGAGAGGCCCATAAGGGTCGCTGCCTCCCTGGCCGTGAGGTAGTCAGTGAACTTCGCCATATCGGAAAAAACCTCGGTGTGCAAAGCGGTTGCACACTATCGCAAATCGATTTATAAGCGCAACTCGCAACGTCGACCAAGGAATCCATCCGAATGAACATCATCCTCGAGGGTCCTGATTCTGGTGGCAAGTCCACCCTAGCGCGTAAGCTGGCTGAGGCCATCGGGTGGCCGGTCGTTCATTCCGGCGGCCCGGAGAAGTTCCCCGGTGAGCTGGAGCAGCGAACGGAGAAGCTCTTGTCGCTGGACCGCCACATCTTCGACCGTCACCCGGTCATCTCCAATCCGATCTACGCGGCGGCGTTCGACCGCGGCGACCCGGACAAGCCCAGCAAGCGACTGCAGGACGCGTTCTACCGTCGGCACAACTTCATCGTCTACGTTCGCCCGCCTGCGCTCATCGCGCACGAGGTCAAGCCCGGCGAAGATCCCGACCACGTCCGCATGGTCAACGAGCGGTTCACCCTGCTGCTCTTCGGGTACGATGCTTGGGCGGTGCGTCGAGCCCATCACATCTACCGTCGCACCGAGCACGTCGGTCGCCTCGAGCCCGAGTTCATCATGTCGGTGTGTCGGGCGGTGTCCTGGTGAGGCAAGAGTGGCTGGACGCGGCGCTACGGCTGGCGAGGCGTCCGGGTGCCTTCTACAGCGGATGTCGCAAGATCCACCTGAACGCGTCCTTCACCCTCGACGATCTCGCAGATGACCTGGACATCGCCGACTGCGGGTTCACCAAGTCGAAGCTCACCATGCTCCGTCGTCTGTACCTCCACGAGGAGTCGCGCGACAAGGCGGTCGAGCTCTGGCAGCGTCGCCTCGGTCAGGGCAAGTATGGCAGCGTCGGGTTCACTACGTACAACCACCTGCTGAAGGCCGACCCGACGAAGAAGAGCAAGCGCGCGAGCGTGATGGGACCGTGCATTCAGTCCGTCACGCTGACTCTGCTCAACGACCGCTCGGTGAACATCAACTGCTTCTACCGCACCACTGAGGTGCTCAAGAAGTTCCCCGCTGACCTCGTGTTCCTGCGGGATGAGCTCCTCGCACCGTTCGGCCTCGACCTACGCAGTCGACGGGATGGAGGCCACATCAACGAGGTCCACTTCTCCTTCGCCGGCCTCACCGTTCACCCCATGTACTTCGTGACCATCCTCCCGCTCATCGGCGCGGATGCCGACGGCGAAGGTGGGGTGACCCAAATGGGATGGGCTATCGCCGCCTTGAACCACCTCAAGGAGCGCGACCGTCGATTCTTCGACTGGGCGGTCAAGTGGACGGCGCGCTACGTCTGCGATGAGTACATGAGAGGCATCATGAAGTTCTCGCAGGCCATGCGCGTACGCAAGGACGCCCTCGCTCGCATCACCGAACTGCCGAGGCTGCAGGATTACCTGCGCAAGAATCACCCCGGCTACCGCAACGAGTACACCCCACCTGAGGAGACGGACGATGAGAACTGTGAAGATTGAACTGGACGGGACGAACCCGGAGAAGACGGCCAAGCAACTGGCCCCCTTCGTGATGGAGTACTGCCTCGTCAAGACCGGCGACGGTCGGATGGGATTCGACGTGGCGAAGCTGGAGCACTTCCTCACCGGGCTGCTCACCCAGATGCGCCCGACGCCGAACTTCCTGTCCGACATCATCGAGTTCCACGAGAAGTTCGACCTCAAGTACGAGGGTCCCCCGCGCCTGCTGCCCGATGCCCACACGAACGAGACACTCAACTCTCTCGGCGACCGACGAGACCCCCGGCCGCCGTCGATGGCGGAGTTCCGTCGCATGTTCCTCAAGGAGGAGGCGAAGGAATACGCGACCGCGACGTACCGCGGGAACAACGCCCTTCACCTGACCATGGACAGCGAGGCGAAGGCTCACGAGATCACCGAGCAGCTGGCGCACGCCCTCGACGCCATCGTGGACACCATCTACGTCGCCGTCGGCAACGCCTACCTCCACGGCTTCATTCCATTCCTCGCCGAGGCCTGGAAGCGCGTCCACACGGCGAACATGGCGAAGGTTCGCGCGAGCGAGGCGAGCGACAGCAAGCGAGGCACCGCGTTCGACGTGGTCAAGCCGCCGGGCTGGACGGCGCCTGACCATCGGGACCTCGTCGCGCATCACGTCCACCAGCCCCACGTGGTGGGCGAGTTCCCCGAGGGAGACGGCTGATGTTCAAGAGGCAAATCGAGGAGGCGCTTCGACGGCTCTACACCCTCGGGACGAAGGTTCGCCCGACGACGTGGCAGAGCCGCGACGTGAGCGCCGACCCGGCGGCAACGACCGTCGAGGTTCTGAACCACACGCTCAAGGCGCAGGTGATGACGGAGGACCTCGGCAAGCTAGCCGAGGACATCGAGCCCAACCTGCCTTGGGCTGATGACCACTTCCTCGAGCGCGTCGGCGGCAAGCCCCTCAACCCTGGAGTCCAGTGGGCACGGTGGCCATGGGGCAACAAGGCTGACACGTTCCGCAACGTCCCCGTGCCGTTCTTCGCCGACAGCATCCCCTGCGCCGACTGCAAGGCTCAAGGTGCTCAGCCCGACGAGTGCGTCCCCGGGTGCTCGACGTGCAACCCGCACGGCTTCTCCCACACCTACATGGAGCGCATGTGGCCCAAGAAGGCCAACCTCGACGCGCAGACCATGCAGGCGATGGGTCCTGCCGGCGCGCGAGTAGGCGTCCGCTACAAGCTCGGTGATGCGAGGGACGTGGTGCGCGCGCTGGCAAGGAACCCGAGCACACGCCAGGCCTATCTGCCCATCTGGTTCCCCGAGGACACCGGCAAGGATGACGTCCGCGTGCCGTGTACCCTCGGCTACCACTTCATCCAACGCAACGGCTACCTGCACTGCACGTACTACATCCGTTCGTGCGATGCCTACCGCCACCTGCGGGACGACATCTACCTTACGGTGCGCCTCCAGCTCTGGATGCTCGACCAGCTACGCAAGGAGGAGGGCGACTGGGCGACGGTGCGACCCGGCATGTTTACCATGCACATCGTCTCTCTCCACCTGTTCGTGAACGACTACACCAAGCTCTTCGGAGTCCCGCCGCCATGAGAATCTCTCGTGAGCAGATGTTCATGCAAGTGGCTCATACCGTCGCCCAGCGTTCGACGTGTCACCGTCTGAACGTCGGCGCGGTGCTGGTCGTGGACAGCAACATCGTCTCGATGGGCTACAACGGCGCGCGCTCGGGACAAGAGCACTGCGGGGGAACCTCGTGCGGGTACTACCAGCCTCCACAGGGATGCTCGGTCGTACATGCCGAGGTGAACGCGCTGCTTCGCGCGCCGCCGGGTATCCAGGGCGGGTCCTTGTTCGTGACCCACAGCCCATGCCTGGCGTGCGCGCGCATGATTGCCACCGTCGGCATCGACTCGTTGTACTTCGAGACGGAGTACCGGTCGCGTGAGGGGATTGACCACCTCCTGCTAGACGGCTCTAAGGTCATCGTTCGCCGCCTGCAACCCAGTGGGTACCTGACCGACCTTCGCACCGGGGAGATCATCCGCCTGTGACAAGCGCCATCCTGGTTCCGTCGAAGAAGACTCCCAAGTCCCTTCCCGTCATCGCCGACCCGTCGTGTACCCGATGCCGCCTGCATGAGACCACCTCTCGTGTGTGCGTCATGTCGGAACCAGAGCGCGCGGACATCATGGTCATTGCGGAGGCGCCCGGTCGCACCGAGGAGAAGAGCGGGTTGCTCCTCAGCGGTCAATCGGGCAAGCTCCTCTGGGAACACCTCGCCGAGGTAGGCATCCAACGCGAGGACGTCTACGTAGCCAACGCCGTGTCGTGCCGCCCGCCCGACAACCGCACGCCGAAGAAGGGCGAAATCAAGGCATGCCGTCACTGGCTGCAACGGCAAATCGAGGTCGTCAAGCCACGGTTCGTCCTCCTCCTCGGCAATACGCCTCTCCTGAGCGTCACAGGCAAGGCAGGCATTCGTGCGGCGCAGGGTCGCCCGTTCGAGCAGGACGGCATCATCTACCTGCCGTCGTTTCACCCGGCCTACATCCTGCGTGACGACCGCAACCTTCCCATCTTCAAGGCGACACTGGCTCTCTTCGCGGACATCATCGAGCGGAAGAAGATCCCCGTCGAGGAGGGGCTCAACTGGACCATCGTTGACACCGATGAGAAGTTCGAGCGGATGCTTGCCGACCTCAAGGGCACGGTGGCCTATGACCTCGAGACCGTCGGCAGCGTCGGCAAAGGAAAGAAGTCGTCGCCCTACCCATGGGTCGAGGGAGCGTCCGTTCAGTCCATCGGGTTCGGCACGCGTGACAACCAGTGGTGCCTCCCGCTGAACCACCCGGAGTCGCCGTGGCCCGTCGAGAAACACGCCGAGATGGTCAAGCGCATCGGGTCGCGCCTGCGCAAGTGCTACCTGGTGACCCACTCCAAGTTCGATCCTCTGTGGATGAGGGTGCACTACGGCGTGCGATGGGACGTCGACTTCGACACCATGCTTGCTCACTACCTCCTCGACGAAAACAGTAAGCACGGTCTCAAGCTCCTGGCGCAGGTCTACTTCGGCGCGCCCAACTACGACGTGGACAAGGACGTCAAGCACGGCGTCGGTCCGTTGTACAAGCACTGCCACTACCTCGCGCATGACGTCTACTACACGCGGAAACTGCGGTTCGCCCTCGGTGCCGAGCTGGACAAGGACTTCCAGGTCAATCGCCTATTCCGTAAGGTGATGATGCCTGCCGCGCGCATGTTCGTGGACATCGAGTACTACGGCGTCCAGGTAGACGTGCCTCGTATGCAGGAGGCCGAGCTGCACCTCCGCAAGGACAAGCTCGAAGCCGAGCAACGCATGAACCAGTGGCTCAAGGACCACGATATCGCCGAGGTCAACTGGGGGTCATCGAAGCAGCTGGCGAAGTTGTTCTTCGAGACACTGGGCCTCACACCGCTGGAGATGACCAAGAGCGGCAAGTCGCCGTCGACCAGCGAGTCCGTCTTGCTGCGCCTCGAGCACCCCCTCGTCGACCACCTCCTCAAGTACAAGGCTGCCAGCAAGAACCTCTCTACCTTCATCGACGGGTGGAAGCCCTTCATCGACAAGAACGGGCGCCTTCATCCGTCGTTTAAGCTCCACGGCACGAAGACCGGTCGTCCCTCGTGCGAGCACCCGAACCTGCAGCAGGTGCCTCGAGACAGCGTCATCCGCGCGCTCATCATCGCCGCGGTGGGATGGCAGTTGCTCGACGGTGACCTGTCGCAAATCGAGCTGCGCATCGCTGCCGAACTGTCGGGTGACGAGGAGATGCTCCGCGCGTTCGATGCCGGCGAGGACGTCCACTGGCTAACGGCCACACGAGAGATTGGTCGAGCGGGAGGCATGCCCGACGAGGTGTTCTCGACGGTGAACAAGGACCGCGAGGCGAAGGGCAAGAAGCCCCTCAAGACGTACGGCGACGCCATCCAGTGGTTGTATCGCATGGGACCAGACCTGGCGTGTGAGATTTGGAAGGGGTGGAAGGAGCTGCGCAAGAAGGCCAAGGCCATCAACTTCGGCTACCTCTACGGGATGTGGTGGAAGAAGTTCAAGATCTACGCCCGCGACAACTACGGGGTCACCGTCACCGACCAGCAGGCGCAGGAATCGCGAGAGGCCTTCTTCGCCCTCTACAAGGGACTGGGACCCTGGCACCGTCGGACAAAGGCGTACGCGCGCCGGTTCGGGTACATTCGCTCGCTGAGCGGGCGCATGCGTCGACTGCCGGAGGCTACCAAGATTGCGCGCAACGACCAGGAGAAGATGAAAATCGGCGAGGCCGAACGACAGGCGGTCAACTCGGGTGTCCAGGGCTTCGCGTCGGACCTCAACCTCATGGTGCTCATCCAGCTCTATGAGGAGTTCGGCCCCAGCATCATCCGCCCGGTGGGTACTGTCCACGACGCCATCCTCGCCGAGGTCAAGAACGGTCACGTCAAGCAAGTTGCCCGTCGCATGCTCGAGATCATGCAGCGACCCAGCCTGTTTGATGACCTCGAGATCAAGATCCGCGTGCCCATCCGTGGCGAGGTCAAGATTGGTCCATGGAGCAAGGGCGTAGACATCGAGCATTTCCAGGAGGCAGCGTGAAGGTCCTATGCATCCCCGTTCCGGAAGAGGACCACGGTCCTCGCCACATCACCTACCGGCCTTCAGTGGGCCTCTTTGTCATCGAGGACCACGACACCGGCGACGAATGCGACCATCGCTATCGTTGCAAGGTCCTCCTCATCCCACCACATCAGCGAGTCTATGAGGACCTATGAGCAAGCCATTCAGCATCGGTCAATCCAAGGTCAAGTCCTACCGCCAGTGTCACCGTCAGTACCACTACAAGTACGTCGAGGAGCTCCAGCGCAAGTCGACCAAGCGCCCGCTCATGTTCGGCAAGGTCGTCCACAGGATGCTGGAGGCGCACGGGCAGAAGGAGGACCCCATGGCGGTGCTCGACGGCATCAGCTTCGAGAATGAGAAGCTGTTCACCGCCGAGAAGCTGATGTATGGCGAGCTCGTCGAGGACATCCGCACCATCATGACCGAGTATTTCGACTACTGGGACCCACAGGACGTCCGATGGGTTCCTGTCATCGACGAGGAAGGCAATCGGAGGTACACGGAGCATGAGTTCGCTGTGCCCCTCGAGGAACTGACGGGCAACGCGGAAGACAGGGGCATCGTCGTCAAGGGCCAAGTCGACGGTTTGGTCAAGACGCGCAATGATCTGCGTTGGATCGGCGAGCACAAGACCTTCGACAAGCTACCCGGGGAGGACGAGCGCTGGCGGAACCTGCAGACCATCGTGTACCGGAAGGCCATCCTCGCCATGGGCTGGTTGTCGAGGGTGGACGGCGTCTTCTGGAACTACATCATGAGCAAGCCGCCGACGAAGCCGCGTCTCCTCAAGAACGGCGACGTGTCCGCGGCGGATATCGTCACCCTCCCTAGCGTGGTGAGCGCGTTCATGCGCGAGAACAAGCTAGAAGAGACCGACAAGTCGCGGACACTGATGGAAGTCGCGGTCGCGTGTCGCCCTCGGTACTTCCAGCGAATCTTCACCCCGATCTCGACGACGGTTGCGGATCGCATCTTTGATGGATTCGTTGACTCCGCGCGCGAAATGCGCTACAAACACGGAGCGACGACTGACCAGAACATTGGCCGTCATTGCTCGTGGTGCGACTACGAACCCATCTGCCGCGCGGAAATCACCGACGGCGACCCCGACTTCGTGAAGGAGCGCGAGTACATCCATGAAGACCCAGAGGCCTATCGCCGCCAGTCCCGCGAAGCCGCCAGTGCCCGCAAGGCCAACCCAGGAGTTGACGGTGCGAAAGCCCGGGGGAAGCACACACCGAAGCTTCGTGTTCTACGGTAGGAGCAACACCGGCAAGACGACGTTGTTCTCGTCGTTCGCCTCCCTCGGCAAGGTTCTCCTCCTGAACATGAAGGACAACGGCGATGACTCCGTGTCCAACGTGAGGGGGCTGATGGTCCGGGACATCGAGGACTGGGACGACCTCGAGGAGACGTACTGGTGGCTCTACAAGAACCCGACTGCCTACAAGGCCATCGGTCTGGACACCGTCTCCCAGATGCAGGGGCTGGCCCTCGAGAAGGTCATGGGAGGGAAGGCGCGTCACCCGAAGATGAAGGGCAAGGCGCTCGGCGACTTCGGGTCGATGTCGCGCAAGGAGTGGGGCATGGTCGCGTCCCTCATGAAGGACTGGCTCACGCGCTTCCGCGATCTCCCGTGCGAGGTCGTGTTCCTCGCCCAAGACCGCACCAGCAAGGACGAGGAAGCCGAGGCGGATGAGATCATCACCCCGTCGGTCGGTCCCGCCCTATCACCGTCGGTCGCCTCGCACCTCAACGCGAGCGTCCACGTCATCGGAAACACCTTCATCCGTCAACGGATCGTCAAGACCAAGGTCAAGGACAAGGCTGCTGTCAAGACCATCCAGAAGAAGGTCACCGAGTACTGCCTCCGGCTCGCGCCCGACCCGGTCTACGTGACCAAGGTCCGCAAGCCGAAGGACATCATCCTTCCCAGTGTCCTCGTGGACCCAACCTACGAGCGACTCATGGCCATCGTGAACGCAACCCTCACTGGAGACGCATCGTGACCAAGCCCGAGAAGACCGCAATGAAGAAGAAGAAGTCCGCCCTCAAGGTCAACTTCGAGGGAGTCGAGACCCGCATCCTCGCCCCCGAGGGCCAGCACCACGCCAAGGTGGACGAGGTCACCGTCGAGGACGGCGACAAGGCGCAGTACCTGTCGTGGAAGTTCGAGATCATCTCGGACGGCAAGGAGAACGGCGCCAAGGTGTACACCAACACCAGCCTCGCCCCGCAGGCGCTCTGGAACCTGCGCTCCCTGCTCGAGGCGCTCGGCGTCGAGACCCCCGACGACGAGTTCGAGCTGGACCTCGAGTCCTACGTCGGGCTCGAGCTGTTCGTGACCATCGAGCACGAGACCTACGAGGGCAAGACCCGCGCCCGCGTGACCGACTACCAGCGGCTCGAGGAGACCGCGGAGGCGGAGGACGACGAGAAGGGCGAGGAGGAGGTCGAGGAGGAGGTCGAGGAGGAGGTCGAGGAAGAGACCGTCGAGGAGGAGGAGGAGGCGCCCCCGCCGAAGAAGGGCAAGGGCAAGGCCGTCAAGGTGTCCGAGGCCGAGGTGCGCGAGATGGACGAGGACGAGCTGAAGGCGCTGGCCAAGAAGCACGGCCTCAAGGTCAAGCTCGACGGCCTGCGCGCGAGCAAGCAGGTCGCCGCCGTGACCGACGCGCTCGAGGCCGCCGGCCTGCTCGAGGATTGATGGACCGGCGCTTCGGCGCCCTCGTTTCGCGGAGAGTGGCTCCGTAGTGTAAGTCCCATGTCGCCGGGCCTCTAGCTGGGTTCGACCCCCAGGCGGAACACGATGACACAGCCGGAATCCAAACTCCAGCGTCGCATCCGCGAGGCACTGGAGCAGGCGTTCCCCGGCTCCTGGTGGATGAAGGTTCATGGTGGTCCCTTTCAGAAGAAGGGAGTGCCTGACCTCCTCGGGTGCGTCCAAGGTTTGTTTTGCGCGCTGGAGGTCAAACGTCCGGGGCACGTGACGCCGAGTGACGCCCAAGTCGCTACGATTGACCTCATCAACGCTGCGGGCGGCCTCGCGTGCGTTGTCACGTCACCGGAGGAGGCAATCGATGTTGTCCGACGAGCTCTACAGCTACCAGGCGAGCGCCGTCGAGTTCGTGCTCGCCCGCCCCGGATCGTGCCTGTTCCTCGAGCAAGGGACGGGGAAGACGATGGTGTTGGCGGCGGTGATGGAGAGGATGATGAGCCGGAGTGGTACGCGAACCTCCGGAACTTCGAGTAGCTTCCTCGTCGTCGTCCCCCTAGCGAACATCGACACCACGTGGGCGCGCACGCTGCGCAAGATTGACGGACTGACCATCTGCCGTTCATGGGATGAGTTCCACAGGAGCACGGGTCACCGCGTTCTGCTCATCCACTACGAGGGGCTCAACGCCAAGGTGGTCAAGAAGGTCCGTCGTCATCGGTGGGACCTCATCGGCTACGACGAGTCGCAACGGCTGAAGTCTAGGTCAACCCGTCAGTCCCGCACGGCGATGAAGCTGACTTGGGTTGGAGGTCGCGAGGCACGCGTGATCCACCCCGAGACCAAGCGGGTCATCATGAGTGGCACTCCCATCGAGAGTGAGCCGATTGACCTGTGGGCACAGTTCCGATTCGCGCTGCCCGAAGTCTTCGGCCATCAGTGGTCAAAGTTCGAGCGACGTTGGACTAAGCCCACAGGCTACATGGGTTACAAGTGCGAGTTCCGACGAGAACTACTGCCCGCCTTCCTCAAGGTCATCGAGCCGCACATCTTGAGGATCCACAAGAGCGACGTGCTCGACCTTCCGCCACTGACGCTCATCCCGTCGCCCGTGATGTTGCTGGGCGAACAGGAGCGGATCTACGAGGACCTTCGACGGCGAAGCACGACGGTCGTTCGAGGTCAAACGGTCATGGCGGACCTAGCGATTACCCAGCTCGTGCGCTTGCAGCAGGTGACCGGTGGGTTCCTTCAGACGCCCGAGGGGACCATCGATGTCGGGCGTGCGAAGGTGCGTCGCCTACGCGCGCTCGTTGCCCGCGAGGACAAGCCCCTCGTGGTGTTCTGCAAATACCGTCGAGAGGTGGAGCTCATCACGGAGGCGCTGAGCAAGTGGCGAGTCGGCGTGCTCACGGGAGCGACGAAGAAGAAGCAACGTGCGCCCCTTCTACGCTCATTCCAGCGAGGAGAACTAGACGTGCTCGTGTGTCAGGTGCGCGTCGGCGGTGTCGGCGTTGACCTGTATCGAGCTCACGTCGCCATCGTGTACTCGACGACGTTCTCCTACATCGACTTTGACCAGCTTCTCGCACGCATTCACCGACACGGCCAAAAGCATGCTTGTCGTATTTGGCTGCTTTACGCGAACAATACGGTTGACGAGGAGATATACGCTGCTGTAAGCTCGAAGCGCAAGGTTTCACGATCCACCCTGAGGAGAACGTCAATGGCCAAGCCCGCACCGAAGACCACGTCCAAGCCCACCGTCGCCGCGAAGCCCGCGCCGAAGCCCGCCGCGCCCCCGAAGGCGGCCTCCGCCGAGAAGCCCGCGCCGAAGCCCGCCGTCGAGCGCCCGAAGTACGGCGTCCCGCAGCTGGCCGAGGCGATGGGCATCAAGCCCGCCAGCGTCCGCGTCGCCCTGCGCGGCTCGGGCATCGCGAAGTCGGGCAAGACCTACGGCTGGGCCACCAAGGCTGAGATGCTCGAGGTCATGACCGCGCTCAAGGCCAAGTCGAAGGCGAAGGCCGAGAAGGCCGACGAGGACGCCGACGAGGAGGAGACCGAGGAGAGCGACGAGGAGGAGAGCGACGAGGGCGGCGACGACGAGTAGCTCCAGCCACGTCGCTGGCTGACACCGCTACCGGGGTGTGCCCGTAACCGGTGAGGCTCACACCAGCAAGGGGCATCAGGGGACTCCCCGATGACCCGCGACACTCGAAGCCCCGACTGGGAAACCAGCGGGGCCTTCGTTTAGGCGTAGAACCGATACCGTGCGACGAGGCAGTCGCTCGCCCAGCGACGCCCGATGCCGATGCCCGTCTCGCGACCGTGACGCGGCGAGCAGTCGATGACCAGCAGGTCCTCGTGTCGCTCCTCCCCCTTGTCGACCACGCCGTCGCCGTCGGTGTCCACCGTCCACGAGAGCTTCGGTCGGACGATGAGCCCGATGTGCTTCTCGTTGACCAGGATGTCTCCGGGCAGCGCGAGGTCCTCATTGACCTCGAAGAAGAACTCCTGCTTCCCTCGCGCATCGCGCACGATGGAGAGGCAGTTCAACCACTCCCCGTTGGCGCCGTTGTACCCAGGCTGCCGACGGTCGATGCCGATAGCCCCGAGGACGAACCCGATGCAGTCCATCGTCGGGACGCGTTCGCCGTTCGCCCAGCCGCACGAGTGGTTGCCGTAGAGCCCGAAGTTGTCGTGTGGGTTGTCGCCCCCGTTCGGGTACGGCAGGCGGTAGTGCACGGGACGCATTCCCGCGTCCTTGGGAGCACCCACCGGGGGCGTCGGCACCGCGGCGAGTCCGAGCAGCGCGCGTACGAGCGCCTGCTCACGGGTGATGGTCAGTCGAGCTCCTCGAGTCATCGTCGTTCTCCTGTGGACCGCAGAGAGTCCAGTCGAGTCGGACACGGTTCTCCAGGAGCTCAACGTAAGCCCACAGGAGGTCGGTGTCCTCAGGGTTCTTGACCAGGGACGGTGGCGGGCCCGGGGGCTTCCTCGTCAGGCACGGAGGAGGCGGCGGGCTTGGCGGACAGGTCGGCTTCGAGGTCGCGCCACCGTGCGAGCACGCGAGCACGAGCACCATCGGGATGAACTTCCACATGGGACAACTCCTCCTCGAGGAAGTCAGCGCGACGTTGCGCCGCTTTCCTGAGCTGCTGCTCGCGTTCGATGACGATCTGCGAGGTCGCGAGGGCGTGCTCAGCGTTCGCCTGGGCGATTTCGGCACGCGATGCGCGGTCACTACGCGCGAGCGCTTCCCGAGTCAGCCAGGCGACAAGCAAGAGCGCCGCGATAGCGACCGCGAAGGTCACTTCTCGCCCTCGAGCTTCGCCTGCTCCTTGCCGTGGTCGGCGATGCCCTGGCCGAGGATGTAGGCGATAATGGGGGACAGGATGATGCCGACGGTCTCGCTGTCCACCTTCCAGCCGAGCTTCATCGCGCCGGCGGCGATGGCCGCGAACAGGGCCGACAGCGCCTTCTTCGACGACAGGATCTCCACGAGTGCTTTCTTCATGACGTCCTCTTTTCCTTTTCCTTGAGCTCGTTCTTGATCTCCTCCACCTGTTCCTTGAGGTGGCGGAGGCCCACGGTGAGCTCGGTGTTCACGCGGGCATTGGAGAGCAGGACTTCATCCACCGAGTCAGCGAGTTTGTCGAGGGACTCGGAGAGCTTCATCATGCGGGACTCCATATCATACATCTTCTGTGAGAGGGACCCGACGTGGGCGGCAAGCCCCGCCACCGGATTGGGGGGAGGCTCAATGTGCTTCTTCTTGGGGGCTCGCTTTGCTCGCAGGATCTCGACGGCGCCGGCGATGCTGGCGGCGATGAGTGCAGCGAGCCCGGCGGATTGACCTTCGCTCATCGGGAAACAAACACCCCCGCGCCGTACATGGAACCGCCGTTGATCCCACTGACGACCTCGATGAAATAGTGGTAGCCCGACTCGACGGTGACGGGCGATGCGGGAGTCATCGTCCACCACTGGTCCCCAGCACCAGACCCAACTACCGTCCCGGAGATGTCCGTCGCCGTGCGCGTGGTGATGTCTCGCTTGTAGAGTTTGGGGGCCGCCCACGCCGCGCCGGCGGAGTAGAGGCGGATGCGCGCGGAGTTGATCTTGTCCCCCACCTTCAAGGCGTAGGTGATGTCCAGGCTGACGGTGAAGCCAGCGCCGTGAGTGGCTTCGGTCGAGCTCACGGTTCCGGCGGTAACATTGGCAGCGAGGGGCGAGATCGCATGCTCGACGCTCGCATGCTGAACGTCCCCCTCCGCGGTGATGATGGAGTCAAAGCTCACATCGCCATCGTAGAGCCACTGACACCACAGGAAGGTGTGGTAGTGGAGCCAGTTGAAGTAGGCGTGGGGCGGATCCTGACCGCCGGTCCACCCGGAGTCGATCTGCGCCCCGGGCGGGGTGGTGATCTCAGCGGTGGGGTCCGAGGCGAACTCGGGGAGGATGGTGGGCTTTGCGCTCATTCGATTGACCTCTTCAGCTTTCCGCCGGCGATATAGCCAGTCAGGACGTCGGAAAACTCATCCCCCGGGGCAGTCAGCGTCCCCGCCGTGCCTGCGGCGCCGAGCCACATATAGGCACTGGTCGAAATGGCCGCCTCGAAGTCCGCGCAGGTGGTGGTGCCCGGCTTGAAGTGGAACACCGCGCCCGATGTGGTCTCGACCAACTGACCCGCATTGATGGCCGAATCTCCAATGAGCTGGAGAGGGTAGTTCTCACCGTCCGCGACCAAGCGAGACATCACGAGGGTGGTCAGATGGAGGGTGAGTAGTTGGAGGCGCGCCGGGTAGTGAAACCCTTTGCCTCGTCCGCCCTGAAGGGAGAACACATCGACGGCTGCTTCGGGAGAGCTGATGACCACGATTCGCTCGCCGGCAGCGGCGGCCTTGCGGATGAAGGAGGCCAGGATATCTTGGACCGAGTCGAGGACGGGACCGACGAGCTCGATGCTCGCCTCCTTGTGGCCCTGGAACGCAAGCACCACGCTGACCGTCGAGTCGTTGATTACCAAGCGGGTGATGTTGAGCAGCGCCTGCGTGGTCCCGCGAGACTTGTTCGTAGCGATGCGCGCGCGAATCTTCCGACGGTACAGGTCGTCCGACGCCTCTCCCGCGGGGTACTGACCGACGAGGCGACCGATGACGCGCAGCTGTGCCCCGACCGCGGTGTCGACCGTGCGCTCGGTCAGGAGATCGACCAGCGCAGCCTCGAGGTCGTCTGCGGGCTCGACCAGCACCGTCACCAGCGCGCTCAGGTTGTCCTTGTCTCGAAGCTGCTGGGGAAGTCGCTCGAGCGCCTTGGTCAGGTGAACGGTCATGGCGTACCATCCGAGCTGGTGACAGTGATTCGGGAGGTGTCGTAGACGGCGAGCTCTCGGGTGCCGATGGCGATGGTCGTGGTCAGCGTCGGCGCGGGTGCGTCGTCGATGAGCGGCAGATTCACCTCGAGCACGCCCGCCACCTCGAAGACCCGGGCGAGCAGCGCCGAACTGACCACGTTCTTACCCGTCGCCTGGAGGTCGCCCCACGCGACGATGGCCTCCTTGACCTGCGTATCGCCGTCGGCCGGGTAGGTGTCGGGGTCCTTGATGAGCGTGACGTCCACGTAGACGAGAACCTCAGTCGGACGGGAGAAGTTCATCGTGTGGGCAACACCCTCCGAGTCGAGTGCCGTCCCCGTTTCCAGCCCGTAGGTCGCAGTGCCGGCGGAAACGCTAGCGAGGAGACAGTCCCAGATATCCTGGTCCGTGCCCCCGCGAACGAGCACCTGCACCGCGTGGGGAGGAACACCCTCCCCGTCGGTGATGTCAGTGTTATTCTCGAAGACCGTGCAGGAGGTCACGCCATCGAGGGCAAGGACTGCCGCGCGAATGGCATCCACAGGAGAAGAGCCGGCCTGGGCGAGTTCCGCCTGGCGACGGATGCGCATGATGCCGTCGGTGTCCGCCTCGCGCCCGAGGTCGGCGTCGAGCAGGTTGATGACGCTCGACCAGCCACCCACAGGACTGACGATCTCGGTCAGGTCGCCGGAGAGCGCGGCGATCTCGCCGGTGAGCACCGACGACGCCGCACCCGTCGCGCTCGCGGCGCCCTCACCCATGTAGCGCCAGTGAGCGGTGTTGTCGGTGATGTCATCAGCAGTCGTCGTCGGACCACCCGCTCCTGCGCTCGTTCCGGCCGTGATGCAGACGTAGCATCGTCCCGCGTTGGTTCGCTTGTCACCGACTACGTAGGCGGTGCTGATAGCCCACGAGGTCAGCGTGGCGAGCGTAACGTCCGCGTCCAGGGAGAACTCGACACCGGTGCTTGCCGTCGCCACCAAAGAGCCGGAGGGGATGGTCGTCCCGTTGGTCCCCGTCAGGTCGAGGGTCACGGTGCTCTGCGTCGCCGCGCGCGGGAGCGTACCCGTGAGCGCGCACAAGCCGGCAAGCGCGGCGCCGGTGGCGTAGTCCGGGTCCTGCGACGAGTTCACCGCCTCCGCGAGTTCCCAGAGCTCGGCGTATCGCTCGCTCATAATGCCGATGATGACTCCCAGCACCGACTGAGGCGTGAGCAACAGAGACGCACCCAGCGCCGCACGGATCGCCGACTTCATCTCCTCGAGGATGATCTCCTCCGTCTTCGGGACGAAGCCCTCGGTGGTCAACCCATAGGTGGTCATGACTGGAGCTCCAGGGAATCGGTGATGGTCTCGCCGAAGTCAGTGTCGAGGGTGAAGTTGATATCCGCCTGTCGCGTCGCCACAGTGAAGTCGACGGTCACCCGCGGGTTGGAGGAGAACGGTACCTTGTTGAGCTCGGTGTAGAAGGCGCGCAGCACCTTGAGCTTCGAGAAGCGCTGACCCATCAGGGCCACGTTCTCGGGAACGCCGTCGCGGGCGAAGTAGGGGATGCCTTGGTCGAGGTCCTGGAACCACTCGCCTCGCACCAGGCCCACAGTCAGCCGGGCAATCTGGAGAACCCCGGAGGGACCAGACACCAGGGTGGCATCCCCGTTGGCCAAGTCGAGATCACCGTTGGCGTCGAGGCCAAGGTCGAGTGCGTCAGTGGAGGTGGTCATTCGGCCTTCACCTTGGTTGCGCCCGTCGGCCATCCGGTAGCGAGGAGGGTAGTCAGCAGGCCTTTGAGCGCGGCACCGCCATCACCGGCGACGGGGGTCCAGTTGTCGAAGACATCAGCGAGAGCTTCGAGCGCCTCATTGAGGGCAACCTCCTTCGTGGCATTCTCGCCGAGGAGGATCTCCGTGGGGGAGTGCACCGTGTAGGCGTCCGGGACGGAGGTGGGAACTCGGGTGGGAGCGTGAAGCCCCGGGATGGCGATGGCGTCGGTGAGGTCGTTCCGTCGAGGATCCGCCGGGTCCACCTCTTCTCCACCACGTTCCAGCCAGCGGTCGAGGCTGCCAGAGACGAAGACCAGGAGCACGAGGTCACCAACAGCCACAGGGAAGGTCGCTCGGTATGAGCCCGAACCGTTGTAGTTGATGGGCACACGAGTGACGACGGGCAACCGCTCGGGCACGAGGTCACCATCCTCGTCGCGATACATCCGCTGGATCAGGGGCTGCGCATCGACCGTCTGCTCGTCGGTGTTTACCCGCTCTACGCGCGCGGGCATGGACACCCACACGTCGCCGAGTCCTTGGTCGACGGCGCGCTTGAGCACTTGCGAGAGCTGTGGTCCCATCATAGCGGCTGTGCCTCGATCTCAGTCTCCCAGGATGCGTCGTGGGTGTCGCCGCGGTGGGCGACTCGATTGACGCGAAATGTACCACGAACGGCGCTGCTTTCAATCTGCAACCTGGCGCCCGGCAGGATGCGGGGGTGAAGAAGCATGCGCACCGTGGTCAGTGGCTTACCTCCCTTGCCGTCGGGAGGACTAACCTCCGGGACGCCAATCATGCCCTCATCTTCGGAGACCACAAAGGCCTGGTTGGGAGACGCCTCGTCCCGTCGAAGAATCTGCAGCTGATTGTCCTGGATTGACCAGCTCATGTCGTGTGGCTTGAGCAGCGCAGTCATCTTCGCCGCCGACGGTCCCGAGAGCGAGATGCCACCGGCAAACTGGGTAAGCAGTTCGCGCGCGCCGGCGATGCTGGTCGGCACAGAGAAGCCCATGCTCTGGGCAACTTCGTTGAGGGCGGCCTTCGCCGTCGAGCCCGAGCGCAGGGGGCGAGAGACGCGCGCGTAGTTCACCGCTCGCTCGCCGTCGCCAATCTGAAACTCAGCCACCTGGTCGACGTTTTGAAGGGAGGTGGTCGCCCAACGCAGATCACCGACGAAGATTTGGTGCATGTCGTCGATGTAGCCAGCCTCCACGCGCACGTGGAGCTTCTTGCGCTGGACCTCTGACCACGACGCTTCGTCGAGGTTGTAGATGACCAGCGAGCAAGTGTTGGGCTGGCCCCCGAGGTCCTTGTTGATTTGGAAGGCGATGCGCAGGTCTTCCACCTCGACGGTGGTCGCCCCCTGCGAGAAGAACCCGGTCGGCAGGGAGAATGAGACCTTCGCCTTGCGACCGAAGAGCCTCATGCCGCGAGCTCCTCTGCGGAGTAGTAGTACACGAGCACGCGGGTTCCCATGTCGTCCAGTCCCGCGTCGAGTTCAGCGCCCGAGAGGTCGGAGGCGATGAGCGCACCACCCAGCCGGTCTTCGCTGGTCACCCGTCGAGCGAGGAACACGCCGAGCACCACCTTGACACCCGCTGCCAGCATGACGCCTTCGTCCGTGAGCAGGTCGAAGTACCACGCCTCGTCGCGGCTGTTCCAGCGGACGTTGAGCTGGTAGGTCTGACCGTCCAGCACCGTGCTCACCCGGTAGAACGGCAGGGACGGCTGGAAGGGGAGGATGACGGGCATGGCCTTAGAAGAGATTGAAGAGGTTGTCGGGCGCTCGACCGTGCGAGATCTGGTAGAGCGCGGAGACGTTCTGCGTCGTCTGACCGCTAGGCTCCTGGGCGTTCTTCGACGCCGAGTCCTTCGAGGGCTTTACTCCCTTGTCCACCTTCTTGTGGTTGCGTGGCGACGCGACTCGAACGGTGGTGCGGTTAGTGGTTACGAAGTTGACTTCCTTAAAGCTCATACGAAAGCGGGCCGCGTCACCCGTCTCCTTCGTGATGGTCTCGGAGAAGGTGACCACAGCCATGCGCTCGTAGAATCGGATGGGAGTGGTGACGCTCACGGGTTCGCCGGTAGCGAGAAGCTTCTCGAGGTAGAGACGGAAGTCCTGAGACGGCAGGGAGCCTCGACGCTCTGCCAGGCTGCCGAAGGGGGTGTCGCTCACGATCCCCTCAATGTTCAGCGTGCGCGGCTTGCGTCGGATGTGGTCAGTGATGGAAACCTTCTTCTCCATCGGGAGGTCGGTGACATCGAACTCAAGGGAGTGGTCCTGGTTGGAAACCACATCCAGCTCGAAGTCACCGATGAGGAAGCTGGTGGTCATGGCGTAGTTCCTCCGCCGCCGGTGCCCTCAGTCTCGCGCATCATGCGAGCCCAGAAGTTGTCCAGCGACTTGCTCACTTCCTTGCCTACGTCCGTCGCATTCGCGCCCGGGCCCATGGTGATGTTCACCTGGTTGGTCATCTGTGGTCCTGCGGCGCCCTTAGCGCGCGCGAGGCCGCCGAGGACAGCGCCGCGGATCGTCCCATCGTCGGTGCGAACCCGAAGACCCTCGATGTACTTGAGGCGCCGTGCGGCGTCCTCCTTCGTCGTCGCACCGCTCTTCAGCTCGTAGGCGACGCGGTCCTTGAGCTCCTGGATCTTGCGCTCGCGGAAGTCGATTTCCGACTGACCTCCCATCGCCGCCTTGTACACCCCGACCTGCTGGTTCTTCTTGAGGGCTTCATCGGCGAGGCGAACCTTCTTCTGGTCGTCGGTCTCGATGCCGAGGAAGTCCTGAATCATGATCTTGGCGCCCTCGATGAGCTGCCCCAGCTTCTCACCCACCCACTTCTTCGCCGAGAGGTACATATCTCGAAAGACGGATTCACCCCCGTTGATCCAGTGGTAAAGGTCCTCGATGATGAGAATCACCGCCGCGATGGCTGCTCCCCACGCGATGATGGGGGCCATGCTCGTAGCCCACGCGACCGCCGACGCCAAGGCCGCACGAATGGATGCGGTCTTGAGGACAAGCAGCGCAATCACTAGACTACCCACAGCCAGAGTGACGAGGCCTAGATGCTTGCCCAGCCACTCGAGCGCGGTCACGAGATAGTCGATGGTCGTGCCCAGCACCTTGAGCACGGTGATGAGCAGGCGGAGGATCTTCTCGAGGCGCGACGCTAGGATCTGCCGATTGGCCTTGATCCAAGCAATCATGCCCTTGACCATCTTGCTCAACGTGGGCAGCAGCGCCTTGACGATCTCGTTCTTGAGCCCAGTCAGCGAGTGCTTGAGCTTGTCCTGGTCGTCACCGAACTCCTCGAGGGAGGTGGCCGTCTCCTCGTCGATGACGTAGCCTAGCTCGCGCGCCTCGTCGCGCATCTTCTGGATGCCTTCGCTGCCCTCGTTGAGAAACGGAATCAGGTCAGCGCCGCTGCGCCCGAAGACCTTCATCGCCAGCGCGGTCTTCTCCGCGCCGTTGGGCATGTTCACGAACTTGTCCGAGACCTTCATCATCGCTTCATCGAGCGACATGGTCCCGTCGGCAACCTTCTTGTAGTCGATGCCGAGTTCCTTCAGCGCCTTCCGATTCTCCTGGCTGCCTTCCTTCGCCGACTGGGCGAAGCGCGAGAACTTCTTGAGCGCGCCGACCGCGCCCTCCATGCTCGACCCACTCAGACCCGCCGCGTACCCCAGCTCTTGAATCGCTTCCGCCGAGACACCGATCTTCGCCGATTCCTCGACGGCCTTGCTCGCCGCGTCGGTGACCTCGTTGAGTGAGCTCGTGAGAAACGACCACCCCCTGTACGCCACCAAGCCGACCAGCGCACCCTTGAGCGAGGTGATGAGCCGGTCGGCGGTCTTGAACGACTTGGAGTCGGGCGAGATGCCGAGCTTGACGAAGAATTCGGCGATGTTCATGAGTCCTCGTGCCAGGCCTCTAGGGCCCTGATTCCGAGATCCACATCATCGATTGAGACCTTGTCGAAGTCAGCGAGGGGCAGCTTGTCGCAGAGCCACAGTTGCCAGACCATCCAAGTCTCGGGTTCGATGCCGTCGGGAATGGCTACCCGTTTGGAGTCGGGACGGGCGCGGCGCGGCTTGCGGGGAGGCCGTCGAAAAAACCACCGAAGTTCACCTCCAGAGCGAAGGCGGTCACCTTGAGCAAGGTGGGCAGTCGACCGGTGAAGACGAGATCGATGATGGCCTCGGAGTTCAGGTCCACGAACTTGCCATCCCAGGCGACGGTGGTCCCGACGTTGAGCTGGCGGATGAGGTCGGTGGCTTCCGCGGAGTCGAGCGCGGAGAAGAACGCCGTCAGGACCGGCACGATGGCGAGCAGCTGAACGTCTCCGGCTTTCGACGAGAGGAGTGAGGGGTCCAGCTTCTCGACAGCCGGCGCCAGCGCCTTCCCGATGCGCGGGAGCAACGCCAGCGCGCGCATGGCGCTGAGCTGGGTGACCGTCACGTCGAGGCCGTCGATGGTGCGCTTCTCGCTGCGGATGGGCATGGCTTACCGCACCCCTCCGCCCACGAAGAGCTTCAGCGACGGGCAGACGAAGACCCACTCCCGCTGCTGCACCGCGTCGGCGAAGGGCGCAGACGCGATCTTCTCGATGAAGGCGTTCTCCTCCTCGATGAGCGTGGTCCCGAGGGCGTCCTTGACGAAGAGCGCGCCGTAGGCGGTGCCGAACTTCTCGTCCTCGAGCGCCATCAGGCTCAGCTGGTCGTTGGTCGGCGAGGACTGGATGAGGGTGACCTTCACCGTCCCGGACTGGTCGCGGTTGCGAACGCGGGTCGCGTCTCCGTGGCTGCCCACCTCGAGGCCGAAGGTCGCGTTCGAGCGCTCCGCCTCGACGAAGGTGCCCTTGGCGAAGCCGCGGATGAGGAGGCCCCGGAAGGAGACCAGGATCGATTCGGGGTCGTACTGACGGAGTTCGGACATGACTGGCCCTCAGGGTTGGGAGTGGATCAGACGCTCACCACGCCGGTGATGTCGGACTTGTGGATGGCGCCCGCGAGCGTGCCCGACCAGCGGATGTCGGGCAGGTTGCGCGCGGCCCGGTCGGCGGCGGACACGTCGGCCACCTTGGGCACCTGCACCACCGGGCTCGGGTCGTCGGACAGGACGCCGCGCGCGACCGCGCGGATGAGCGTGGCGCGAACCTTGCCCTCGAGGACGGCGACGCCCGCGTTGGTGTAGGGGATCTTGTCCGCGCCGGCGAGCGCCTCGAAGACGCCCTTCGCCATGTCGTCCTCGAGCCAGTCGATGCCGCGCTGGACGTCGAGGAAGTCGCCGTCGGCCGTGGTCCCCTCGAAGGTGATGTTCAGGCCGGCGACGGTCTCGTAGCTGTTGCCGTTCTTGTTGCGGATGTTCGTGCGCTGGGTCGAGGTCAGCGCCACCGAGGTGACGCCCGAGAGCGTCTTGAACTTCCACGTCTCCGAACCGGGGTCGAGCGGCAAGCAGCGGCCAGCCCACGAGGCCGACATCATGCGCGCGGGAACGGGGTGGTAGGCCACCATCGTACGCGCTCGAGCGAGCGTGGCGATGTTGTCCATCGTGTCGTTCCCCGCGCCCCCGACGGCCGCGGTCGCGCAGAGAGTGTTGGCGCTGTCGACCACGTAGATCTTCTTGGACGAGGCGATGTACCCGTCGGCCGCGACCACGTAGGCGTTGGAGTTGTAGTTGGTCAGGAGGCAGTACCAGTCGCTGTCCTCGAGATCGATGGCTGCGAGGTCGGTGGCGACCCCCGGGTCGGCGTGCGACTGGTGCAGGGTGATGTCATTGCAGTCGACGCCGATGGAGAACCACTCGCCCGCCGCGTCACCGGTGATGGTGAAGGGCGAGGTGGCTCCGGCCGCCAGGTAGTTGTTGCCCGTGACCGCGTTCAGGGCGGCGACGAGGCCGGTGACGATCTCGCCGTCGGTCGCGCTCGCGTCGCTCGTGTACTCGACCGTGGTCGTGGTCACGCCGTCGCCCTCGACCAGCATCTGGTAGGTGTGGCTGTTGCGAACCGCGGCGATGCTGCAGGTGTAGACCTGCGTCGGCTTGAGCGCGCCGCGACCGATCTTGAGCTCCTCGGGCTTGACGCTCTGGGCGAAGTACGCGGCCGCCGCCAGGTACTCGGGGCCGGTCGTCGAGGGGAAGTCGGCGGCGACCTCGAGCAGCGACGCGTAGGTGCGAACCCGCTCGGCCCACGAGGCGTTGTGGCTGAGCAGGAGCGCCTTGCCGAACCCGGCTCGGCGAACGCCGACGGAGTCCTGGGTGATGGTCAGAGAAACGTGGTTCGACAGGGGTGCCATGTTCGTCTCCTAGGGGTGATGGTACACCCGAGGGCACTGAGGTTCAACCGTCAATCGTGCTCTCGAGTTCCACCGTTTCGATGTAGTTGCCAGTCTCACTGACTTCTTGGGCGAAGCAGAATTGAACCGTGACTGACGCCCTCGGCTCGAAGACCACTCCGTTCATGACCGACTCCATCCACTGTGGGTCGGAATGACTAAGGACGCTAACGCCTGCCGCCTCCAGTGCCTCTCGGCTGGTGGGCAGCTTGAGGTAGGCGAGCATGCGGCTGATGGTAGCCGGAGGAAAGCTGTCTCCCACAGAGGAGTCGCCGAAGACGCGGACCTGGATGTGAGCCACCTCGAGGCGGCGATAACGATAGGTCGCCGTGTCGTCGGCGAAGGTGGTGTCTACCCAGCCGGGAGTCGCCTCCACCTTGACCACTCCCAGCTCGACCATGGGGACAGCGGGACGTGCGGTCTTCTGCCCCTTCCACACGACCTTCGAGGCGTCGAGTGCGCTTCCCGTCACCGCCCAAGCATGGATGGCGTTGCGAACGGTTGACCACGTCATCGCGGAGACTCCCGAGTGACGGTGACGTTGTAGTGCGTCCCCCCGAAAGCGATCCAGGGACCGTCCACGTGAACGACCACCCAGGTCTCACCATCGATGGTGATCTTGTCAGCCTCGTAGGTCGTCCCACCAGCGTAGAGCTGCGTGGTAGTGATGACCTTCCGAGCGTCCGTCTGACCGATGCCCTCGGGGAGCACCTGTCGATCTCGACCGTTGAGGGGCTGAACGGAAGCGGTGATGTTCACCGTCGAGGTAGCACCCGACGTGTATACGCCCGACGACAACGTGCCCGCTGCTGTGCGCGTTACCACGTAGGTGCCAGTGGCGAAGACGCCGATGACGCCGGTGAGGCTCACAGCTCGATCTCCCACTGAATGGAGTTGAGCAGCTGTCCGGTGTCGACCAGTGGACGGTCGCTACCCTTGCGAGCGACGGTAGCGGGCTTGAGCGGAGGTGGGATGGGAGGGTCGCCGGTGATGGTGCGCTTGATGGCAGCCTGTGCCCAGAGACCCAGTTGACCCAGGCCCTGCTCGATGGACATGCGCTGGTTGACGACGGCGACGGCGATCCTCGACTGAAATTTGATGAGCTCGTCCTGCTGCTCTTCGAACGTGCGACGCAGGAACGACCGCTCGGGGATGCGGCCATCCACAGAACCAAACTCGTGGACAGCGGCGATCTCGATGATGGTCATCCCGCTCTCGCCGTGCTCGGCCTCTCCGCCCTTGCCCTCGAGGATGCCGACCTTGACGCGTGCCTTCTCCAGTCCCGTCCCTAGCGCAAGCAGACGCTTGAGCTTCGTCTCCCGGAAGACCACGTCGCGGATCATGCGTCCACCACCAGCGGCGAGCGTGCGGGAGAAGTGCGGATGAGGTGCGCGAGCATCGAGCCCCACAGGGTGGCACCGAGGTCGCCGGCGCCTGACTGTGCGACCGCGTACGAACGCGAGAGGCCACCGGCCGACTCGCTGCTCACGGGACCCGACGCTCCCTGACCTGCCATGCGAATGAGCGTGGCCATGTGCGCCGCGAGGTACTGGCGCGCGAGCTTGAGCGTGGAGGAGCTTTCGCCGCCGAAGACGTCCACGTCGAAGGCCTCATTGACGTGGGCGAGGACCGTCGTCTGCACCCCGGAGTCGATGCTCGAGAGGTTCGAGTCCAGCGCGGTGACGTCCGTCCAGATGATGCTAGCCACGGATCAACTCCTGAATGGAGACGGGACGCTCAGTCGACTGGATAGCGCCGAACGTCGGGTAGTTGGGGTTAGCGATCTCGTCGCCGGCGAAGTCGAGCTCGGTGCCGTCGTCGTAGTCCCCACAGGCGACGTACCATGTGGGAGTAGTGAGCACGGGCGCGCGCTCGGGAAGGGGCGGGTCCATGGCGGGGACTCGTTCGACCCCATACGACTTGCGGCGCTTGACCATCGCGGGCTCGACTTCCTCGTCGATCTCCCAATTGCCGGACGGGACATCCAGCGTCGTCCCGACCATCACGCTGCCCGAACAGGCCATCACGTTGTCCTCGATGGTCAGCACGCCGTCGAGGTCGAAGTTGGAGTAGACCAGTCGGTCCGGGACCGAAAGGAGGTTGTTCCGGAAGTGAACATCCCCCTCGACGGCCGGCTCACTCAGGTTGTTCCGGATGAAGGTCAGCAAGCCGAAGACGTTGGACTGCGAAGCGGTGATGGTGTTGTGAACGATGGATAGGTCCCGAGGCGGCAGGTAGCCGGCTGACCACGTCCCCGCCACGATGGCGTAGTACTGGCAATCGACGATGACGTTCCGTCGGACGGTGATGCGCTCGAGGGTGTTGTGTACCGTCCCGTCTTCGCACACCAGTCCGATGCCATACCCCCACCCTTGGATGATGTTCCCCTCGATAAGCAGGTCGGCTGCGCCTGGGGTGTAGATGGCGTAGCGAGCATCGTAGTTGCCGCCTCCCACCTCCGCCGCCGTGGGGCCCGAATAGATGAACTGGTTCCGGCGAATGACCCCCTGCCGAACCTGGTCTGGATAGGGAGTGATGCCGGCGCCCGGGTTCTGACTGTAGTTGGACACCGTCTCGATGGCGCCGTTGCCCTCGAGGAACAGCGCCATATCGTGATAGAAGGTGCAGTCCTCGATGACCCAATCTCGAACGTTCGCCGTGAGGATGAGACTGGAAATGGCGAAGACGGGATCGCCGTTTCCGTCGAGCATGTTCGACTTGTTCGTGAAGAACTTGCACCCGCGAACCTCGACGTGGTGGCAGCCCTCCTCGCCGACGTTGGCCTCGTTGGCGTATGAGTAGACCAGCAGTGAAGCCGCACCCCGAAAGGTGGAGCCATCACGTCGAGTGAACCGAAGGAACCGGCAGTCCTCGATGATGATGTGGTGAGAGCTTCGTCCCACCCCGGGGGTGTTGTTCAGGTCTGCGATAGACACTCCCTCGGTGATGCTCCATCCCACAGGGGCGCCTTGCTCATTCTGGAAGTCAAGTCCCTCGACGGTCACGTAGGACACTCCCCACAGGCGAAGGCAGCGCGAGAGCCCCGAGCCGTCAATCACCGGTCGACCGATGCCGTGGATCGTCGTAGGCGCCTCTGAGGTGCCCGAGGGAGGCGATACGTCCTGCGCACCAGCATACGTACCGGGGCGAACGACCAACGTGTCGGAGGCCGCCATATGCGAGAGCGCGTAGGCGAGCGTGGCCCAAGGACCAGACCCGCTATCCGTCCCCTCCGGGTCGAGGTAGTAGGTCGTCACTCGTACCCCAGCCGCTTGGCCATGGTCTCGAGGAAGTTCGCCCCTTCGCACTTCGTGCCCGTCGAGATCAGTGCGAGTGCGAGCGCCATCCCATCAGTGTGAGCGGCCGAAGCTCCGAGGGAGAACTGACCCGTTCCCGTCATGTCACCTACCGCGGCGATGCTGCCAGAGTAGGAGCGAGCAGCTACACCCTTGCCGAACGACCAACGCATGCGACCGGTGTTGGAGGAGCGGTCCGCCTGCAGCTGAGCGAAGAAGGTAGTCCCGAGGACGCTGGGCGCATTCCCAAGGATGGTCTGGTTGCCCGCCTGCTTGAACCACGCCGAAGGGTAGTCGAACCCCGTCCCCTGGCAGTACATGGAGAACGAGTTGGCAGCAACGCCATCGATCTTCTGGATGAGCCCGGGGAGACCGGTGGAAGTCACGTACTCGCCGACGACTGCGTAGTAGCCGGACCCCGTCCCGATCCCGTGGTTCGTGCTGTAGTGGCGGTCGCCGTAGGTGTCGTAGGAGATTCCGGGTCGCTTCGAGGTCCCGACGGGATTCCGCGTGGTGGGAGTACCGAAGGCGGTCAGCACACTGCCCGCGATACGACCGACGAGGTTGCCAGTCGGCGAACTGTCAAGAACGTAGATCTCGTCCAAGATGGCCCCGAGAATCGTCTGGATCCGTCGAGGATCCCGAGCGAACCGAGGCCACTTGCGCGAGATGGAGGAGTTCATCTTCAGAGGGTGTGAGGCTTGACGACTCGCTGGAGGGTGGCGATGCCATCCACGTTCGAGCGGATGATGGAGAGCTTCGCTCCCAACGCTCCCTCGATGAGGACCGCCATGCCGGCGGGCACGAACATGGAACCATCGGCGGCGGACGCGGCGAGTGGAGCAGCTCCTTGCTTGATGAAGCAGTCCACGTCGCAGGTGAGCAGGTAGTACTCGCCCGCGGCCATCGTGGTGTCGAAGTCCGTCTCCGCCGAAGCGACGGCCTTGTAGTCCGAGCTCCCCGCGAGGGGAACGTAGTGAGTGTTCCAGGCCATGAGTCGCTCCTTCTCGTTGGGTTCGAGATACCGTCGAGGACCGCCTCCCACAGGAGGCGAGCCTCAGCAGTCATCGAGCCGTCGGATCAGGCGCCGTAGTCGGAGTAGGTCACCGACTTCGGGTAGTACAGCACCACGCCGCCGATGCGGGCGTGGCAGTCGGTGATGATCTCGTAGCCGTCCCACTGCGGGGCGAACTGCTCGAACTCGACCGGCAGGATGAGCTCCAGCTTCTCCGGGTCCTTCTTGTAGGCGACCATCCGCTTGACGCCGCCCGAGCCGGCGGTCTCGAGGCGGGTGTGCGGGGTGATGCGGTCGATGGACTTGATGTACGGGTCGTTCTTGACGAAGTGCTGGAGGATGGTCGTCTCCGACCCGTCGCCCATGCGCGTCGTCGAGAGGTAGCCGTAGGTGCTGAGCGGCATCACCATGCTGTCGGGCTTCTCGACCTGCAGCGAGTCCTCGACCTGAGAGCGGACCATGTCGTGGAGCGCGAAGATGCACTCGTCGGGGGTCTTGTCGGTGAACTCGTCGGTGCCGGCGTCGCCGTCGGGCATGACGTAGGTGTGGGTGCCCGACAGCTTGAAGAAGCCGTAGAGCCCCAGGCTCGTGGCGTTGTTCGTGCCGTCCGCCATGAGCGCCACGTAGTCGACCTTCTCGGCGATGGCGCGGCGCGCGGCCTTGGCCTTGCGCTGGTCGAGGTTGAGCTGCGCCATCTGCGCGGCGCGGCCCTCCTGGATGTTGTACCCGTACGAGGCCGCGATGGAGCGGATCTTCGACGTGGCCTCGTGCCCGTGGATGTCGGCGCGCGGGCCGCGGCGGGACAGCGAGCTCATCAGCTCCGCCGACCCGACCTGGTCGTAGTAGCGGTAGGTGTACTCCTCGGCCCCGACGTGGACCGACGAGTTCACGGGAACCAGCGAGGTTCCGATGAGCTCCTCGTACCGCGTCTCGAGGATGCCGGGACGGATGTGCTCCAGTTGGCGGGAGAAGAAGGCGTTCTGCCCCGCGTCCATGCGCTCGAACTTGTACTTGAGGGGTGCCATGGCGGTGTTTTCCTTGACCGGGTGGTCAGTTGAGGTACTCGCACTCCACGACCACGTGGCCTGCGGGCAGCGTCGCGGTGCCGGTCTCGTCGAGGAAGAGCTTCATAAGGTCGTCCGCCGCGAAGACGAGATCCGCGGCGGTGGCGCTGGGGACGAGCTCCACGGGGGTGTCCGCGGTGATGGTGCCCTGGGCGCCGGTGAGCGTCGACCAGGAAGCGACCACCGTGGCGCCCTTGAGGAGCTTGACGGTGAAGTAGTTGGTGGGGTCCTGAGCGAGGCCCGTCGGGTTGACGTAGACCACCCGCTTTACCCGGAGCTTCCGCCCGGCCTTCCACATCACGAGGGTGGTGTCCGCCGTCACTTGCGCGTGGGCGAACAGGAAGGAGAAGGACTGGCGGTTCTCGGGTCGAACGGTCATGGTCTATGGCCTCGCTCAGGAAGTGGGAGGTTCAGGGCTTGTTGAGGAAGTTGACCTCGAGGACCACGAGCGCGTCGGCCGCGCCGCTCGTGATGAACTGCCCCTGCTTGGTGCAGTCGATGGTGTCGGTCCCGTCGTCCGCGTCCTCGGCAGCACCGAGATACTCGCCGCCACCGGCGACCGCCCGCACCCACAGGCGCGAGGCGAACGCGACGACCGCGCCCTTGCGGGCGGTGACCCAGATCCGCCCCTTGCGGAGGACGTTCATGACGCAGCCGGGGCGCATGTCCCCGTTGCTGTCGAGGTCGCTGGTCGTGGTGCCGATGGTGTAGTTGTGGCCGTGGACGGTGAAGCCGACGATCTCGTCGGTCTCGGCCGACGGGAGCAGAGCGTCCGAGTCGCCCGTGCCCTTCTTGACGCCGACGCCGAACGGGATGGAGGCCGAGGCCTCCGAGTTCAGCATCGGGATGATGTCGTGCTCGCCATCGTCGGCGAGCATGCCCGCGTAGGCCGCGGTCATCGTGCGCGAGTAGCTGCTCTGGACTCCCATGGTCAGTGCTCCTTCTTGCCGGTCTTCCAGCGGTTGGCGGTGGCCTCGCGCATGCGCGCCGCGGCCTGGGCCTCGGGGTCACCCGAGTCGTTGCGGACGCCGACCGGCTGGGTCTCGTTGGCGCCGGTGTCGGGGGCGAAGCGCTCCATGGCCGCGTCGAAGCGGGCATCGAGGTAGTCGTCCGACTTCTTGGTGGCGTCGAAGCCGTCGAGCCGCTTGACGACGGCGAGCTTGATCTCGCGGTCGTTCATGGCGGTCAGGTCGGGGTCGTCCTCGCCGTCGGTGCGGAGGACGGGCGTCGCCTGGGTGATGAGCTTGACGCGGGTCTTGACCCGGGCGGTGATGTCCGCCGAGTCGGTGCGCGCCTTGAGCTGCTGGCGCAGCTTCTTGTTCTCGGCCTCGAGGGAGTCGCACCGGGCGGTGAGGCGCTCGATGTCCGCGCTGTCCTTCTTCAGGAACGCGGGCTTCTCGTCTTCCTTCCCGTCCTCCTCCCCGTCCTCCTCCTCGTCCTCGGACTCCTCGTCCATCTCGGCCTCGTCGGCGGGATCCTCCTCGGCCTTGTTGCCGTCGAGGCGGGCGTCCGCCCGAGCCCGCAGCGCCTCGTTCTCCTTGAGCGCGCGAGCCAGCTTCTGCTTGAGATTCGGCATGTCGGTCTCCTTGCTGTCCTTCTTGGTGTCGTGCCAGTCGATGCGATAGCCAACGTCATCCATTCGCACTCGAGCATCCGTGCCCGCGCGGGGAACCTCGACGAAGGCCAGGTGGTTGTAGCGGATGTTCTCCTGGATGCCATCGTACTTCTCGCCGGACGGCGTGGTGCCCTTCTCCGGTCGGAAGTCGCACTCGTACCCGCACGATACGAAGACCTTCCCCCGCTCGATCTTCTCGACGAGGTCGGGGTCACGGACGACGACGGAGTTGACCAGCCAGTTGCCATCGCGTCGCGCGCTCTCGCCCGTCAGCCCCTTGCGATACTCCGGCTCCGTCTCGGGCGTCACCATCGCCGGAGGATGGTCGTCACCCACAGGGAGGCACTCGGCGGTCTCCATGGAGTCCCGGCGGAAGACCTCCTCGTCGGGACGCAGCTCTCGCTGGATCGTCCCGTCGGGCAGCATGTAGATGAAGACTCCCGAGCGCGTCAGTCGAGCATCGGCACGGATTCCGCCGCCAGCCAGTCGCCGAACGGGACGAAGGGATCCTTGGTCGATGCGATACGCCATTGGTACCATCAAGCATTACCGCCGGTGGTACCATCTCGTCAACTACGAATCGCCATCCTCGAATTCAAAGACCGGCTCCGCATAACACCGGCAGTTGATGGGCTCCCCCGGCAACTCACCATCGGGCGGGTCGTCGAAGCTGTAGACCTTCCCCTCGCGGTCGTCGTGCTCGGGTCGGACGCGTTGGTCGTTGACCGTGCGCCACGTGAACTTCGAGATGCCCAAGGCCTTCTGACGCTCGGCGTTGAGCCGGCCATATAGACTGCCAATCTGGTCTCGAGCGATAAGCTTAGCCCGCTTGGCCGGGAAGCCGAACCGGTCCTCGAGCTCAGCAGCAAAGTCCTTGTTGGTCGTTCCCGTCATCACCGCTCGCAAGGCGGCGCTCTCAATGTCATTCGCCACCTTGTCGCCGATCCCCTTGATAAGCTGGACGTTGGCGTGGGCGAAGACCTCGAGGGTATCCTTGAGTTTGGGCTCTCGGATGAAGGGATCCGCACCTAACGCGGCGTGCGTCACGCGTGAGAGCTGGACCCGCTGGTAGGTGGACGTGGTCTTCCCGAACCGATCTGCGAGGTCGTAGATCTTGTCCTGGTCGATGGCCTTCGCCATCTTCGCGCGCGCACGCTGGCTCGCTGACCGGATCTTGCTCCCTTCGTTTGAGTCCATACGAAGGGTCGCACGCATCATCAACTCGAGCTCGCGAAAGCACGGGCGAATGCGTGCGACCACCTGGACCAGCTCGCGAGAGTAGTCCTTAGCGATACCCGTCGGCGGGAACATCCGTGGCAGCATCACTTCTCCTTCGCCCGCAGGCGACGCTCACGGGCCCGTCGAGCCTTGGCCTCGTTCTTCGACTCGGGCGGCTTCTCCTTGCTGGCCCGTTCCCGGAGTGCGGCGGCGCTGGCTTCCGCCCGCTCAACCGGGCTGCCGAATCGAGGAGGCGGTTCACCGAAGGTCTCGTTGCGCGAGGGAGTGGGCTTGTCGAGGAGAACGGACGGTCGGTCCTTGGGCTCGAAGACCGGCGTCTTCAACGTCTGCTCAGGGGTCTTCGATGCCTCCTGGCGTGCGCGCTCCCGACGCTCGCGCGCGCGACGCGCCTTCGCCTCGTTCTTCGACTCCTGCGGACTGGCGGCCTTCGTCGCCGACTTGAACGCCTCCGCTGCCCGCCGCGTCTCCGCGGCTGCGTCCCTGAGCTTGCCCTCCGCAGCGAGCTGACGCGCGCGGTCGGAGTGCTGGTTTGCCGTCGCTGCCAGCTTCTCATGCTTGCTGGGCTCGGCCTTGCTCTCGTGCTCCGCGAGTGCCTCCTTGAGCTGGGCGTAGGACTCCTTTGCCGTCGGGGTGTCGATGCCCTTGGCCTCGAGCTTGGTGATCTCGCTTCGGAGGCGGTCGGGGTGAAGACCTCGAGCTGGGTTGTCCCCTCGGGCTTGGATGTTCTGAGCCACCTTGACGAGTGCGGCCTTCTCATCGGGCTTCACCTTGCTGGGCAACGTCACTCCATTCTTCGCCCGCTCGATAGCAACCCGCTTCTCCTCGCGCCGATGCTCGAACTGCAGACGAATGTGGTCTCGCTTGGCTTCCAACTCGCCACGATGCTTATTGCCCAGTCGACTGCTGTTGAGCTCGCTGTTAATCTTGTCCAGCTTCCGACTCAGCTGGTCGTCGGTCATCTTCTCCTCTTCTGCGATCTCCTCCTCCACCTGACGGGTATTCTCATAGTAGGCCTCGTCACCACTCCCATACTCATCCCCCATGCTGCTGACTTCCTGGCGAGCCCAATTACGTTGGTGCTCGGCTGACTTGAGCTTGTCCTTGACCCGTTCCAGCTTCGACTTCTCGCCGCTGTTGCCGCCGCCTCCGCCATCGCTGGAGAACTGACCATTCTCCTCTCGAGGCTGGTCCGGGTCCCAGTCCATCTTCTCCTTCTTCGCGAACGGCGGGGCCTTGTCGCCGGAGGCACCAGGCTTGACCACAGGGGCGGAAGGCTCGGGCTTCGACGGGTCGGGCTTGGCGGTGAAGTCGATAGCCATCTTGTCGGCGACCTCAGGCGTGACACCGATGAGCGTGATGAGCATCTGCTTCGCCGACTCCTTCGGGATCTCCTTCTTGCCGATGCCGGCGACGATGGTGTAGGCCGCCTGGATCTGTGCGCCGTTGAACTGCTGCGCCGCCTGCGCGGCAGCCTGTGCCTCGGGGGGAAGCCCCGCCGGAGGAGCGCCAGGCGCGGGAGCCTCACCACCCGCACCAGGCACTCGGATGTCCGCCGGTGCCTCTTCGTCCTCTTCCTCGATGATGGTCTGCGACGAACCGCCGTCGGGACCGAAGCGATTCTCCTTGACCTGCTGCGGCGTGAGCACGCCTGCCATCAGGTAGACGTTGTCCGCGTTCGCCTGGACGAGACGGGTGTCCGCCTGCTCCTTCTCCGACGGTTGCCAGAGCGGATTGGGCTCGACGGAGAACTTGTCCAACTTGACCTTGCGCCAGGCGAGGTCGAGTTCACAGAACCGCTCGATGGCCGGAACCTCATGGCGGATCTGGCTTCCCTTCGTCCGATCGTAGAAGAAGCGGATGTCCGACTCTCCCGTCGCGTTCAGTCCCGCGGGCGACTGACCCATGAGCAACGTCACCGGCATGTCCGCAGCCGCCGCCAGTCGCGTGGCGAAGCGGTCGAGCAACTCGGGCAAGCCGGACATGGGCGTCTGCTCGCGAGTGAACTCCTCCTCTGCATCGATGAGCATGGCTCGCAGGACCGAGCGCGCCATCTGCGCCGCCTGGATGCGCCGCTTGAACTCGTCGTCGCGATCCATCGCGATGAGCTGGTCGAGACCCTTCATCTTGAAGATCGGGGTAGCGAAGTCCATCACCAACGCACCGGCGGCAGACCACGACAGGTTGAAGTCTCGGAGCACGCGCTTCGCACGCGTGAGCACGCTGTCTCCCCACCCGCCGTTCGCCGAGATCGAGACCATGCGCGAGGTCTGGATCCCGGGGAACACCAGCAGGCGGGACTCGTGGACGTTGGTCAGTCCTCGAGGGAGTTCGCGCTCGATGCCCGCCCCCACCACGTAGGGGTTGAGCTGGAACAGCGCTACCTTCCCGTAGTTCGGGCCGCGAACGTTAGAGTACCACAGGAGGGGGTGGAGCTCGTCGGGCTCGAGCCACGTCACGTAGTCGAGGGACTTGATGGCCTTGACGTTGAGCTTCTTGTCGAGGTCCTGACCGTCGTCGGCGCCGATGAGCACCGCGCCGCCTCCATACGCGCGCTCGAAGCTGCGCGCCATGCGAATGGCGTTGAGCAGACCCAGTCGCTTCCAGTCCTCCATCAGCTTCTCGGTGATCTCCAGTCCTTCCTCGTCGGGGCTGGTCACCCTGAATCCCTCTCGCACGGACTCCGCAGGCACAGTGTCGATGATGCGGGCCGCGAGATCATCCCCCCGCCAGAGCTCACGCGCCTCCGGGATGGTCACGATGTCCGACTCGAAGGTGACGTGCTCCCGACGATCGAACGACGAATGGCCGAGGCCGGAGAGCGCGCTGATCCAGCCGTCTCGACGAGAGACGCGAGGGGTGCTGCGGAAATTGACCTTCATGGGTTCCTCACATCTTGGCTAGGTTGCCGATGCGCGCAACGTCCGCGCCCGTCATCACGTGGATCTCCGCTTGGGAGGTGGCGTCCACCTGGTCGTCTCGCGCGCCCGTCGGGAAGCCGGCGAACTCGGAGATGAAGTCGTCCACCCAAGGTGCGCCCTCAGGCAGGTACCATTGACCTGCTTCCACGGGCGCCTCGAGGACGTTGGCGCGCGCCTCCTTGCCGCCCTCAGGCGTGACCGCGATGACCCCCGATACCTTGGTCATGAGCGAGTCCACGATGGCGGTGCCGTTGGCCTTGTCCTCGATGAGCGTCTTCATGGCGCGTGGCAGGTGGGGGTGCTTGCCGTTGAACTTGCGCACCAGCTCGAGGATGGTGCTGCAAGTCTTGGTGAAGGTCATCGGAGCGGTGCGATTGTCGAGGATGAACCGCTGCGCACCGCGACCGGCGATGACCAGCATCCCGACGCGAGACCCCTTGGTCAGGTTCTCCTTGAACGAGGCGTCCACCGAGATCAAGCACCAGTCGAACCGCGAGGGCAAGTCGATGGCGGGTCGGTCCGTCACGTCCGGAGGACGATTCTCGAAGCCGGTCTTGAAGAAGTTCCACCACGTCCGACGGAACATGCCGCCGCCACGAGGAGACGGCGACTGGTCGAACTGGCCCGCGTACGCGTACGAGCCCAGTGTCTTCTTGAGCTTCTCGACCTCGGCGCGCGGGTAACGCTCAGGCCACAGAAGCTCACCGTCCTCGGTGCGCTTGTCCTCCCAGCCCGTCACCGCCACGCTGCACCGGCGCTTCGGATCGAACTCCATCGGGAGAACGACGTTGACCACGTCGGGCCACGCCTCTAGGATGGTCCCCGTCACGTCCTCGGTGTGGGTGCGTTGCTGGATGTTCACGAAGGCCGAGCGGGCGGGATCGTTGACACGAGTCGGGACGATCTCGCGGACCCACAGGTTGGTAGTCGAGCGCACCGCGTCAGACTCGACGTCCTTGATGTTGTTCCCGTCGTCGATGATGAACCGATCTCCACGCTCGCCGACGCCGAGACCGCCGACGGAGGTGGCGATCTTGAATCCCATGTGGTCATTGTCGAACCGCGTCTTCGCGTTCTGCTCCGGATTGAGCTTGAAACGGTCGCCCCACATCCGCTGGTACCGAGGCGACTGGATGATGGCCTTGGTGCGTCGGTTGTTGCGGATGGTCAGATCGTGGGAGTAGGACGCCGACACGTAGCGCAGGTCAGGACGGTTGAACGGACCCCACTCCCAAGCGGGCCAGATGGCATCGACCCACACGCTCTTGCCGACGCCAGGCGGAACGTTCATGTTGAGCCGCTGGATCTGCCCCCGAGAAACTGCCGTCAGGTGAATGCAGATACAGTCGATGTGTGGTCCCGGCACGAAGGGGCGACCGGGCTCGAGGACCGGCCACGCGACGTACTCACCGAAGAGCCGCAGCGATTCTTCCGCGTCGGCCTTGTCGAGTTCGTCGAGGAGCCACTCAGGGCTTTGAGCCGCGAGCTCGAGAAGCGATTGCTCGGAGAGCTGCACGTTCCTCCGTGGTCAGGCTCTTGGCGTCCAAGGCCTGGGTGGTGATGGGTGCTCCCTCTCGACCGCTGTGCTCGAGCACCTGAACGTCGCTCTGGCCCAAGTACTGCTTGCCGAGGAAGATGGCCATGGGAGCGCTCGTGTCTGCGAGGCGGAACTGCTTCCGTCGCAGACTGATCCGCCCGAACTCGCGCCCATCTTCCCACGCCCGACGCGCGACTGCGTCGATGGCGAGGAGCCGCTTCCACGTCTTCAGCGAGATGCCGAAGTGGGCGGCAGCCTCACGGTCGCTGCACTGCAGTCGCGAGATCGACCGGATCTCACTGACGCGGATACGAGCATGCCGTCGCTTCACTCACACGACGGTGCCAGAGTGGCGGCCGTCTTGTCAACCGTCACTCAGCGTGGCGATGGCATCGGCCATCATCACGGGAGTGCAGAGGTGATGTGCCCAATCGTTCGCTCGCTTCGCTTGACCGTAGTGCTCGTAGCGCCTCTCGAGGCGGTGGACGATTGCCCGCTTGAGTGTGCGACGCAGGAGTGGGCGCACTCCCTGATAGAACCCTCGCGCGAGCACCAGCGGGAACAGGCAAGACATGCGCACCGCGTGGATGGTTGCCGTCGAGCCGGGGCACTCGAACCTTACCGGTCCCGTCCAGCCCAGCGATTGGAGGTAGAGGATGTCGGCCATCCAGCCCTTGGTCAGGTCGACGCGGCGATAGGTGACCACGTTCTCGTGCGTCGAGGCGATGCAGCCATCCACAGGGAGGCAGTCGAGCGGGTACTTCTTGCGCAGGTACCCGAGCTTCGCTTTCGAGAACCCGGCGTCCCGCCAGGAGAACTCGACGGGCAGTTCGAGCTCGAACGACCAGTCCCGCACTCGGTACCTCGTCGTGGCGAAGTGCTCGAGCGCGGGACCGGCGACGACCTCTCCCCAGTGAGCGAGCAGTGCGTCGGGAATCACGGCGGGTACCCGTGTTCCGCATTGCGGTGGACGTTCCACACTTGGGTCGCGAGGGTGAGTGCCTCGACTGCGATGCGCGCGGGCATGGGCAGCGCGCGCGTACCCAGGTAGTGCAGCAGGATTGCCGTCGGGAAGTAGATGTGCGGGTGAACCCGCGTCCCGCACCGCCCAATGATGGCGTTGCTCTCCATGCAGTCCTCGACGATATCCACTGTCTGCGAGTGGTCGAGGACGATGGTCACGGCGACGGCGGACTCGAGCGTCGCGTCGACCGCGCGCCAGTGCTGCGGCGTACAGGCGACGAGGGTCAAGGCGATGGTGAGCGGGATGAGACGCATGAGTGTTGCTCCGCGAGGCGTGCCCAGTCGGGCGGGTTCTCCGCGCCCTCTCGGCACTGACGACACAGCCGCAGGAAGTGCCCGCACCTCCCAACGAGCTGGTGCTCCGCACCAGGCCGCCCGTTGTGGGGCACGCGGCACCGACAGCAAATCCACTTCATGAGGTCATCCTGCGACGCGGGACGACCTCCTGTCAATCAGCGCATCATCGCCAGCAGTTCCTCCGTCAACGGGTCCCCCGGAGTCACCATCACCATCGCCGCCTCCGGCGGGAGCACGACGACGCCGCGGACGTGCACCAGCATGGGCTCGCCGTCGTAGGGCGACTCGATGAGCACGTGCGTCCCGTCCGCGTCCTCGACGACCGCCGCCGACCAGTCGACCCTGGGTCCGGACTCGGCGTCACCGATGTCCATGATGAACTCGATGTAGTCCCCGACGCGAGCCTGGCGCCCGCGCGCGCAGAGGTACTCCTCGCGCTCGCGCAGCTCGTGCTCGCGGTGGTGAACCTCGCAAAGGCCGCGCACGCTGTCGTGGTACGCGGCGCGCTCGCAATCCGTGATGGTGCAGTGGGCCATAAATCCTCCGTCGATTCCCCGGGCCTCGAACCCGGCAACGGTGCAACGCACCGCCCGACCCCACGTCGGGAACCGCGCCGTTCACACGCCTGCGCATCGCGCGCGACGGCGTGTGACCTACTCCTCCTCAGCCTCGTCGTCGGCCTCCTCCTGCCGCATCGCGTCCTCCTGCTCGATGGCGGCCTCGTCGTCCGCGTCGGGCTTCTTCGTCGCCTTCGGCGCCTCCGGCGCGAACAACGCCAGCAGGCGCTTGTGCTCCTCCGACCCGCGCTGCACCATGGGCCAGCGCCCGTCCGGCGCGCGCGTCCCGTCCTTGCGCAGGCGCGCCCGCGCGACCTTGGGCTCGATGCCCGCCTCGCGCGCGACGTCCGACACGCTCAGCGCGTTGGCGTCCTTCGGCGCCTTCGCCTCCTTCGTCGACTTCGCCTGCTCGACCTTCTTCCCCTCCTCCTTGTCCTTCGCCGCCTTCGCCTTGCGCGCCAGCGCCGCGCGCTCGATGTCCGACGCGTCCTTCGCCGCCATCGCGCCCGTCGTCGGGACCGACGTCTTGGGCAGGTTCTCGATGCGACGACGCTCCTTGGCGGCCTGCACCAACGCCTCGGCCCACGCCGACTTCGTCATCGGCACGCGACCCGCCGCCTTCTCCGCGCGCTCGTACGCGCCGTAGTCGTTCACGATGGGGGCGCCCGCGTTCGCACGCGCCGCGATGATGACCTTACGCTTGTCCTTGCTCATGACGTTCTCCTCGTGTCAATGGGCGTGATTGCCCTTCGTGCATCCGGCGGGAATCGAACCCGTTGCAGCGCGAGGATTCACGCCCTCGCACGGCGACCTTGCCAGTACCGGATGCGTGCGCGTCATGCGCGCCCGTCGTTCACGCGACCGACGGCGTGGCGAGCGACGCGACGGCGACGAACCGGTCGCTGCCGACCTTGAGGCCGCGCACCGACACGTAGATGCCGAGCTCGCGGCGCGCCTTGGCGCGAAGGACCTTGAGCTGGTTGCGGGTGAGGGCGGGGTCCTGGGTACGGAGGCAGTCAGCGGCGGTGGTCGACATTGTGTTCTCCTGGGGGTCGGGTTTGCGTCGTCGGCGAGCATCGCGTCGGACGAGCTGGGACATTGCATCCTTTCGGCCAGCCTTCCGACTGCGGGTAACTACCTGATATCTTGCCCAATGCAAGAAGCGATCCGTAAAGAAACGTTCACGCCTCGAGTGTCTCGTTTCCGCAACACTCGACTTAACTACACGACTGTATTGGCTTTGTCTCGCATTCGACGCAACCCGAAAGCGTTGCAGAAAGTATACACCTACCCAACTACCCGTATCCATTGAAGGTTGCCTCGCCCAGCTCACACACCGCACCGGCCGGGCGGCCTGGAACGGGTCTTGCAGGCGTAGGCGTAGGGACGCCCGCGGCGAACGCGCGCGATGCGTCGCGCGATGCGCGCTGGTGGGGGCGCAGGACGTCCCAGAATGCGCCAGGAGGCGCGATTGGGTGCTAGGCGAGGATGACCCGCGACTCGGGAGAACGTCGCTCCTGGCGCATTCTGGCGCGTGTGAAGGAACGTTCACAGAAAAGATCAACAAGTACGGGTAGTTGACTTGGGTGTCTCGCAAAAGATACACTGGAACCGTGAACGTTCCTTCACAAGTCGAGGTGCGTCAACCCGTCTTTCCGCCTAGTTACGGGTTGGACCCAGACTTGCTACATTCCTCCTCGTGACCCGATTCCGCGTTTTCACCTACGACGACAACCCGCGCCCGTCGCGGCGTCATCCCGAGATGTCCTGCGAGAACATGGACATGGCAATCGAGGCGTTCCTGGCCCAGTACCCGGACCACATCGCCGAGGGTGCGGAAATCGACGCGATTGCCAACGGCATCACGTTGATTTCTTTCGGGAACGGGGACGAGGGGGAGTGGCAAATCGTCGAGGATGGGGATTCGCCCGTTTCGCTGTAACCCACAGGAGGACAAGTCATGCAGTGTACGCAGAACGCCCACCCGGGCAACCCGCGCAAGGACTGGGAGTACATCGGGATGCAACTCGTCCCGGCGGATTCGATGGAACCCGCGGAGTGGCTGGAATTGCGGAATTGCCCGAATTGCCACACCACCCGCGCCTTCCGCGTGCCCGACGACACGGGGCGCCTGTTGTGCCTCAAGCTGGAGGAGCACGACACGTTCCAGGGGGACGAGGAGAACGACGACGAGCCCCGGGATTGGTGCGATGCGTGCGGGCTGGACATCGACGAGATGACCATCGAGGAACGCGCGCTGCACGGCATCGAGGGGGAGTACGTCGTTCGCCCGTGCGTCGGGACGACGGGGAGGCCGCGGTGAGGACGTCGGCGTATCACCCGACGCTGGTGACCTACGCGCGCGCCCTCGTCGGGCATCGCCTGGCGGGGCGCGTCCTCGAGGTCATCGTCCTCGGCGAGCACATCCGGCGCGCGTACGGCGACGCGTTCCACGCGAGCATGATGATGGTCGCGAAGCGCGAGTGGCGCCGGCTGGGCGCGAGGTGAACGTGCGCCCGCAATTCCCGTTCGAGGTGGACGTCGAGGTGGTTGGTGCGTCGCGGGAGACGGTGGTCGTCAAGGCCACGTGCGGCGTCCACGCCCGACGAATCGTCAACAAGGCCCGGCGCGGGGAGTACCCGTGCGGGGTCATCATCGTGCATTCCCACAGGAGGCAATCGTGAGCAAGGCAGTGAGCAAGTCAATCGACTGGGAGAAGGTCGGCAAGCTGGTGTTGCAGTGGGCGCAGGACGACGGCACCAATGATGAGCTGATGGACCTCGTCGGGCCACTGGAGGATGAAGGCGTCTTCTGGGACCAGTTCGCGTCGAGAGTGAACAAAGCCTTTGGGAGGCGCCCGGGTCGCGCCTTCCTCTTTGACGAGGATGGCTCCTATGGTCCTATCGAGGTTCCACGCCCATACCCGCCACACCTCGAGCATGAAGGTCGCCAGTACCGCCTGGAAAAAGGTCTGATTGGCATGCCTCGGGTCTCAGGTCGGTTCGCTCGCTACGTGAAGGCCTAGACCAGCGGGCGAGGCTGGCGCGCGTTCCGCTTGCGAGCGTTGAGCGCGGCGAGGACCGCACATCGATGGCCCGTGTTCTCAGGCTCGATGGTGCGGATCCAGTGGCGGGCTTGGGAGCGCCCGAGGGCGTCGTCGAGAACGTCGAGGGTAGCGAGCACCTCGTCGTCACCCGCGGCGCGCACCTCGAGGTGGATGCGTCCCAGAGCGCGGACCATGCGGAATTCAGCGAGGGCGACGGGAACGGATGGCGTCTCGTGTGGCATGGCGTGACAAGACCTCATTGAGTAGGTTGCTCGCGATGCGAACCTGAGCAAGACTGTCGTCGGGCTGGTTCTCGCGCATCATCTCGAGTGCCGTACGCAGGCAGTCGATGGCGGTGAGCAGGTCACTCGTCGAGGAACGCTCACGGGTGGGGGGCGCCATACGTCTCCGGATGGTGGAAGGAGTTGTGCCATGCGAGCGCGCGGGCGTCGGTGTACTCGACGTGGCACTCGGTACACGCGTACGGGCGCAGCGTGCGCTCAGGCCACCGAGGCAGACGGAAGCCCGTGACGTGCAAGGCGAACAACGCCACAGGCACGATGGGCACGAGTGCTACAGCGTAGAGGAGTGCGTCCAGCATGAACGCACGATAGCAGGTCAGTCACCCGATGTCAGCCATTCCGCTCGAGCACCTTCGGGACAACGATGGTGCCCTCCTGAGCCGCCTCCTCGTCCGTCGCCAGCGAGGCCCACCGGTATCGCCACGTCCCCACCTCGTCGAGGAGGACGTTGTACTTGTAGACACCCGTGCTCGGGTTGGAGATGTCCGCATGCGGGTAGTCGAGCGCGACCTCCACACCGCTGGGACGACGCAGGGTGAACCGAACGGCAGACGGCGTGAAGGCCACACCGACGGCGGTGAAGGCGGCGGAGATATCGATGCGCTGCTGCAGGAAAGCCTTGGCCATGACGACCTCGATGGTGATGGGCATCTCGATGGACAACTGGCACTGGGGCTCTTCGACCTCCGCTGCCAGGATGGCGACAGTCCGTCGAGGAACAGTGCCGATGACGGACTCGATCCATGAGAGCAGGTCAGTCAGCCCAACGCTCATGTTCGCGCTGGATGACAGGGCCTCCGACAGAGAAACGTTCTCGGAGATCGCCGCAGTCAAGGCCATCCCAGCGGCCAGCGATTCTGACCACGAGGGGTTCTCACTGAGCGCTGCGGACAACGCCGCTACGACACCCAGCGCCTCAGACAGGGAGACAGTCTCTGTCGGCGAGACTGACAGTCCAGCCGCCGCGCCCAACGCCTCCGCCAACGAGATCGTCTCCGACGGCGACCCGAAGGTGGCCATCAACGAGGACAGCGCCTCCGCCAGCGTCACTGTCTCCGAGGGCGACCCGGCAGTCGCCATTGAGACAGACAAGGACTCGGTCAGAGTCACTGTCTCCGCTGGATCCGCGGTGTAGTTCGTCGAGGCCGCCCCGAACAGGAGCGGACGAACGATGGGACCCAGGAGCGGGTCGTCGAGGTAGCGACGCTTCGCCCACTGAGAGCCCACCGCGACTGGATCGCCGAACGCCATCAGCCGATGTCCACCACGAAGAGATCGGAGTCCACCCACGTCGCCGTGGTCGCGCTCGGCTGCCACACGCCCCACAGGCAGGCGTCGTCGGGGATCTTCGCGAGCGCGGCCTCTGCCCAGTCGTAGATCTCGCCCGGACCCGCGAAGGGCACGGAGATATCGATGATGGGCTTGGCGAGCGTGATGCCGAAGGACCCGCTGGTCCACGTGGCCGAGTTCACCGCGGACGTGACTTGCCTCACCCCCGTGTCGCCGACGGCGAGCGGGATGGGCTGCACCTGACCAGCGACGGGAGCGGAGACCACGGTCCCGATGACTCCGGACTTGGAAGCCCCCGTGGCGGCGTTCAGGTAGTTCAGCGTGAGCGTGCCCGACGCGGCGCCAGCGGCCACGAAGTTCTCGACGAAGGCCTCGACGCCCACGCCGTTGTCGGTGATGCGCGCGGGCAGGGAGCCCGGCGTGGTCACGGTGTAGGTCGCGGCGGCGAAGCCCGAGATCAAGTTGCGTTGGGTGAAGGCGAGCGCGTGGTTCATCGTGCCCGACGAGGCAGCGGTGAACAGGGCGGCCTTCTGCGCGCTCACCGTACCCGACGCGGTGAAGACCTTGGACACCGTTGTAGTGTTGGTGCCGACGGTGTGGGAGACCGTGCCTTGCGCGCGGCTCAGGCCACTGACGGCGATCTCGTTGGACAGCGTCGTCGAGGCGGTGGTCTCGGTCAGCGTGTCATTGCTGAGCGCGATGTAGTTGAGGCCGTTAGCCCCCAGGCCCGAGGTCGCGTAGCCCTGCTGGTGCAGGAAGTCCCGCCCGGCGGTCGTGACGACGTTGTGGACAGTCTCCTCGTGGAGGACGACCGTCTGCCCGTCGATGACGCGGGAGTGGATGATGTGGGCAGTTGCTCGACCGCCCCCGACACGTTCCCGCAGGTTCATGCCGGGGGACAGGGCTGCTGCCAGAGCGAGAAGGACGCGAGCGAGCCTGGACTTCATACGCGCGATGGTACGCCGCGACAAACCACGTGGTCAATCACGAAGGCGTCGGGCGCGCCATCGACGCGTCTTGTCTCTACCTCGCTCCGGGTGACGCTTTGCCCACTTCGCCTGATTGCGGCGGCATCGCGCGCAATAGACAGCTTCGGCGTCCTCGCCGATGTACCTACGACACCCGACGCAGAACCCGCACAACTTCCTCCACAGGTACAACTCCCTCCGACGGCGCAGCGCCTCCTCCCGCGTCATGCCGGGACGAAGCCAGCGCGGCATCTCAGAGCGGGGGCAGCTTGTTGAGGGTGAACTCCGCGATCTGCTGCCCGAGAACGTGCGCGTTCTTCGGGTCTTCCAGCCAAGCGCGCCCCTTGTCGGCGTCGAGCCACCCGATGGGCCGGTCGAGCGCGATGGCCCAGGCGATCTCGCGCCGCGTCGAGGCGCCGACGTAGCCGTCCACGTTGAGCACGTAGATCGACCCGCTCAGGAGGATCTTCTGGAGGTGCAGCACGTCGAGGGCGCGCTTCTGATCGTCGGTGATGGAAGTCCGACGACAGTTGCACGAGCGGTCGAGGTCGAGCCCCTTCGCCGCCGGCAACCTCGACTGGCAGTCGGTCGAGTGCAGCCCCTCGCCATGATGGAAGAAGCCCACACTGAGGACGATGAGCCCCTTCATGGTCAGTTCAGCGTTCGCCTTCTCGAAGGCCTCGCGGAATCGCGTGGACCCGCAGAGGGTGACGACCTGTTGGGGACGGACGATGGGAATGATTGGGTCAGGCATGCGCGCACCTTCGCACGATGCGCGCGCCCGTGTCAGCCAATCCGCTGAGCGAGGCGACGCAGGCGAGCGCGCCGAGCCTTCTTCGCCGCCGGCGATTCCTCGACGGTGAGGACGTGAACGCCTTCGCA